GACCGGGATGTACTACCTGCGGACGCGCGCCAAGGCCAAGGCCCAGCAGGTGACTGTGCCGGTGCTCGCGTGCTCGCGGGACAATGCAGACTGCGCCGCGTGCTCAGCGTAGAGCGCTGGCTCGGCGGGCGCTGGCATTAGCCCTGGCAATCAGCGCTTTGTGCGCCCTTAGTGCAATTAGTTCATTGTTGATATTTTTCATCTGCCTTGCGAATTTAAGCTTCCTCACGTATGCTTTTGCGCCGTTGCTGAGTGGCTTGAGGTTCGTTGGAACTCGTGGCGGCTTGTTTGCTGTCGGCATTAAGACTAGCGCACATAATTACCCATGTTCCCCACAGACCTTGTCGTGAGAGTCCTCGCGCACTGTGACCTGGACACGCGCATAGCGTTCAAGGTGAAGCCGAACCGGCTTGACACCAAGGACTACCCGGACTGGCGAACACACGACGGCCTCGTCTACATCCGGGCGACCAAGTCCCTGTTCAACTTTATCAGCCAAACCGTATCGTGGCCGATAGAGCTCGATATAGAGTGCGACGGCCTGATCATCTTCAACCTGTACGAACAGACCTATACGTGCACGCACAACGGTGGAGGTGGCATGTACTTCTCCAAGGAGCCGTGGGCTACGGACCTTAAGGTTTTGATCAAATGATACGATATGAAACGGTGCCGAAAGGCTAGAATCCCGAAAGCGCTCCGTGAGCAAGTCTGGCTCGCGACGTGCCGCCAATCGTTCGTGCACAAGTGTCACGTGCGGTGGTGTGAGAACCTTATGACCCCCTTCAGTTTCGAGGTGGGTCATAATGTCCCAGAGAGCAAGGGTGGCGCGACCCAATTAAGCAACCTCTTGCCAATCTGCAGCAAATGCAACCAATCCATGGGCAATATGCACACCATAGACTCCTTTTCGCGCCTGTCCGAGAGGTTCACACGTTTCAAGTGGCTTAGAGCCTGGGGGTTATGAAAGCTTAATGAAGTGGAGCGAGGTTGAGTTCTCCTCGATCGAGGTGACCACGACGCCGAAGGACCGGACAAAGTACACGTACAACGGAGGGCGGTTCAAGTTTCAGATTCCGCGCGGGTTTTCGCAGTCGGGTCTGAATGCCTACAAGAGCATGAATGTGGACATGGGAGCATCGACCGAATTTGTGGAGTGGTGGGCGCGGCTCGAGGACCACCTCTGTCATGAGCTCGAGCCATTCAAGTCGAACATGACCAACGGCTCTCTTCGTGTAAAGATTGACGACAAGACGAACGTCTTCAACCGAGAAAAGGAGATTCGATTCCCTTCGGTTGAAGAGGGCCTTTTCCGTAACCAAGAGGTTATGTGCCAGGTTGATATTGACGGGAGATACTTTTATAATGACGTGCACGGGTTGGTTGTCAAGTGCACACAACTGGTGTTCTTCGACGAGCTACACACTGCAGTCGAACCGTTGAAGACGTGCGCATTCATCGACGATTGATTGCGGAGCGCGGAGAGCGCGGAGTGCGCGGAGAGCGTGCGTTCGGCGTCGCACGGCGGACTGGGGCGGGGCGCCGGCGACGGAGCAGTACGCGCCGCCGCTTCATGCGCCGTAGCATGAGTTCCTGATAGCCCCTCGTCCCCTTCATCATGTAAAGTAGACCATTCGCGCCTGCGGGTACCATTACTTGTCTGTGAGAAATTTAAATCCACCTGCGGTAGTTTGGTTTTGGGACCCCGTTCCTTGGCGCGGGCGCACGAGCCCCTCCCCACACGCCACCGCCATTGTTTCCATTGGCGTGCATGATGCGCTTTATGCCATTCACATTAGAGTGCCAATGAGGGCGCAAGTCGCGGGGGTGAATTTTCGTATACTTCCCATTGGCGCCCTTTGACATGAAGTGACCGTTGGTAGATAAAAAGATGCGTTTCATGTGAATGTTCAGAAGCTTGGTGTTCCACTTGCCGTTCTTGGCACTTGAGCCACCCTTGAGCTTATCCGTGAGCACCTTGATTTGTGCCTTTAGTGCAGCCTTATTCATAGCGCACCTTGTCGTGAGTTCGGTAGCGTAGCGCCCAAAGTTATTTGCGGACCGTGGCTTCATATTACCTTACCTTGTCATGCCAAAAATCTTTCGGAGGTTCGTCATGACGAATTTGCCCGGCTTGAACGACTTCTTAGAGGTGGACCGGGTCCGAGACCGAGACCGAGACCGAGACCCAGATGTCGACCGGGACTGGGACTGGGACTGGGACTGGGACTTGCACGTGCACTTGCACTTGTGGCAAGGACAACCAACCGCGTGTTTCATTTAAATAGGATTGACAAAATAAGCTCACTTGTCATAAATCGCGCGAGCCTTCTCGTAAAGGGGGGACCCCTTGGACACAAGCACAAACTCCTTCTTCTTGATACCGAGCGCCTTTTTCGCCTTGGTGACGGCCTGAATCCATGGGTTTTTCTTCTCCGCCTTTGACTTTTCGCGCGAGACAATCTCACCCGACTTTTTGTGCAGCTTCAGGTCTTTTTTAACAAGGCCACCCTCTGTGTGGTGGGCGGTGCCGTGCAGGACTTGTGCGCGAGAGCCGACAAGTGGCATTGTGTGTTATTCTATGCACTCAGATTAAAAATGTGCTTGAACGCCTGGATAGACGCCTTCGGGTTCTTGGGCGCGGTCGGCACCTGCGCGAGCAGACGATCGTCTTGAAGCACCTCGGCACAGACGATCGACTTGTGGCCTTGGAGCTGCATGATGCTTTGCTCGACGCTCGGAAGCGTTTCGTCACCCTCGTAGACGAGCTTCTTGACCCACACCTTCTGCACCTGGCCTGTGCGGTGCGCGCGCGCGATCGCCTGCATCTCTGTTGCGGGGTTCCACGCCGGCGAGGTGATGTAGACACGGGTCGCCTCTTGTAGGTTGAGGCCGACGCCACCCGCCTTGATCTGGATAAGGAAGACTGCGCCCGGGCGCGCCTTTTTGAACGCGTCGATGCGGTTGTCACGCGCATCCTTCTCGACCGACCCGTCGATGCGAAAGACTGAGATGTTCTCGGCGGCGAGGAGGCTCTGGATCTTGTCCATCTCTCCCATGAACTGGCCAAAGACGAGCGTCTTCTCGGTCGGGTGGCTCTTGATAGACCCGATGAGGTACTCGAGCTTCTTCGAGCGTCCGGTGTACTGCTCGGGCTCTAGCTCGTTCTTGCGCGCAAAGCCGTCGAGGTAGAGCTGCGGCCAGATGCAACACTGGCGGATGCGTAGCAGAGCCTCGAGGATCGCCATGGTCTTGTACCCGGCGGCCGAGCTCGACGCGAGGAGCTTGCGCACGCTGTCGCGGCTGGTCTCGTAGACGTGGCGGTAGAGCTCGCGCTCCTCGTCGTGCATGGTCAGCTCGATGTTCTCAAAGTCGCAGGGCGGAAGCGCAAGCCGCGCGTTGAACTCGCACACGTCCGCCTTGGTGCGCCGAAGGACGAACCGCGCTCGGATGCTTGCCGAATAAGCCTGGACAGACTTTTTCTCCAAGCCAATGAAGCTGCAGAGCGCGACAAAATCACGCATGGAGTTGAAGACGGGGGTGCCCGTGACGACCCAGCGGATGTCCGAGTTGAGCATTTTGACACCCTGGTGCATCTTGCTCTTTTGGTTGCGAATCTCATGGCCCTCGTCGAGGATGACACGGTCCCACTTGAACCGGTGCAGTGGACCCTTGGGGATAGGCCCACCCTTGATAGCTGAGCGACCGGCGATCATAGAGTACGGCACTATGACGACGTTCGTCTTGGCCGCGTCAAAACAGGGCGCCTCGCCGTTGTACGACATGACGTTGATGCTCGGCGCGAAGCGCGCCAACTCTGACTTCCACTGGCCCGTGATGCTCTTGGGCGCGACCACGAGCGTACGACCCTTCGGGTTCGCGAGGCACATGGCGATGAGCTGAACCGTCTTGCCGAGCCCCATCTCGTCGCAGAGAAAGCCACCAGGGTACTCTTTCGAGAGCTCACGCTCCAAGAGCCACTTGACCCCGGTGTGCTGATACGGCGAGATGAGGCGGGTCTTCAGCATTCTAGTTGCCATCTTGGGCGGGGGCTTTGCTTGTGAGGTGTGAACAACCTATTTTTTTATCTACCGGACTTGTATGAATTCGAATGGTCTGAATGGTTTGGAAACCTCGGCTGTTCTTTTAAAGATCCCTGAATTACTAGCCGGCAAAACCGGCGAGCCGTACGAAGCTCTTATTAACGGATGGGGAAAAAATGAGCGTCAAAAGGTGAAGAATGCCATAACGATTCTCCGCCCGCCCGCCAAAGTGACACCGGCGGTTTATGAAGCCATTTTGAACCGACAGCCCGATTCAGAAAAGAAAAGGGTTGCCGCTACGATCAAAGGGCCCACGTTCACCAAATTGTCTGAACAATATCCCGCGTTGGAAATATTCAGAGGGACGAAAGGGGCGATGTGGGGTCAGTCTACGAACGAGACAAACCTGCAAAAAAAGATTGCATTAATGACTCCAACGCAAATCAACAACGCAAGGCCGTGGGAGACTCTTTTCAACGGACAGTGGCAGTCGAATGCGTTCAAAAGGTGGCGGAACGGGATACTAAAACAGAGCATGCCGCCTCCAACCCGGGCAAATGGTGTTTTGGGAGTGGTGAGTGGTGCGGCGATGGCCCGGGCAAATAGTGTTCGGCGAGTGGCTAATAATGCGGCGATGGCCCGGGCAAGTAGTCTTTTAAAAGCGGCGAATAATGCTGCGAAGGCAAATGCAATTGATGCTAGAGGGAAAAAAGCAGCTGCCCACTGGTTGGCCTTGAAAAAGAAAAAGGTTCCTAAGATCATTGAAGCCGCGGCGGCTAATGTTAATTCCGCGAATCTCCAACCGTTTCAGTCAAGTGTGGCGGCTAATGTTCCTAAGCTCCTTGAAACCGCAAAAGGGGCAGCCAATCTTACAAAAGCTGTCGTGAACGAGCCGGCGGCTATAGTGGCAGCCGCGGTAAAAGTTGGTGTGAAGCAGCCTTCGGATACAGTCTTACACACCCGGATAGCTGATATTATCGTCGCGGCCGCGACCACTGGGCGAATGCCAGCTTCAAAGGTCATTCCACCGCTGAATCAGCTATCGGTGGAGGGTCAAAAGCACTTCTGGAGGAGGATGTTAACATTCCCGGATAGAAGCAAACCCGGCCTTAAGAAAGCACGGGAAGCTTGGCTTAAAAAACGGTCCGACCAAGTGTCTCTTCTCAAAAGGCTTATCGCAACATTCCCACTGAGTGACGAAATGACCGCGCGCAGAAAGTCGTTATTGTTACGTAAACCGGTACGTAAGCCGCACAGCTCGTTGATAGCACTTCTCAAGCGTGCTAACAAAACAAATGTCGAAAAGACATACCCACATTTCACCAAAAATACTATTAATCGGTTGTCGGCCGTTCTTTCAACCGCCAAGTTGAGTCTGACGGGCTTTCTCAACAAGAAGCCGAACTTCGACCTTGCGTCTAGATTAAGAGCCCTCATCGTTACGAACACGACACCGGGTGTAGCAGCGAAGATCGAGGAGGTGGCAAAGCTGGCTGAGAAGGGAGTGTCGACAGGAGCTCTCATGGCCGCAGTGCATGAGGTGGCGAAAACTACGGCAAATACTAATGTAGCCGCGGCGCTCGTTGGGGTTATCGTGAATGCGAAGCCGCCAGGTGCCGCGAACGCGAAACAGCCAAATGCGCCAGGTGCCGCGAACGCGAAACAGCCAAAGTCGCCAGGTGCCGCGAACGCGAAACAGCCAAAGTCGCCAGGTGCCGCAAATGCACCAAAGTCGCCAGGTGCCGCGAACGCGAAACAGCCAAAGTCGCCAGGTGCCGCAAATGCGAAACAGCCAAATGCGCCAGGTGCCGCGAACGCGAAGCCGCCAGGTGCCGCGAATGCAAAGCCGCCAAATGCGCCCGCGAACACGAATAATGAAAAATTTGCAAAGTCCCTTGCGGCTGCCAGAACGGTGTCTCAAAAGGTTCAACTGTGGCGATCGCTAAAGCCCGGGCCACAGAAAAATGCCGCAAGCAACGCAGTGGGTGGTGCAATTGATGATGCCATTGCTGGGATTTCGTCGAACTCGAATCTTCGCCGCGGCGCCGCGTGGGCGAGTCTTCGCGCCGCGGCTGGCCCGAACCACCCTAAATACCAGCGCATTATGAACGGTATAAAGGAAGAAATCCGGATCAGCTCAAATGGGAGAAATCCAACCGCGGCCATGACCCGTCTCATGGCCCTCAAACGTAACCTGAAGCTCGACTCGTTCTTGGGCGGTGGTAATTTCAAGGGAACGTCCGCATTACGTGCCGAGTTAGAAGCGGTCATGAGCCGACTCTCATCTACGCGTGGCGTATCGCGCAACAATTCTGCATGGCACCTCGACAACGAGCGTCCACGGCGACGTAACAACGACGAGCGTCCACGGCGACGTAACAACGACGAGCGTCCCCGGCGACGTAACAACAACGATCCACCCCGGCGACGAGGGCATGAGGAGCCCGAGCCGCCCCAGTTTGGTGGAGGTGGCATGCCCCAGTCTGGTGGAGGTGGCAACAATGGGTCTGCCGCAATGGCCGCTATGATGGGTTTGCCCACAGGTCAGCAAGCGGCCCTTGTGAGCGCGGGTGGGTTTGGGCCGGCTCAGAGTGCTATTCAGAGTGCAGGTGGCGCAGAGGCACTCGAGCAAGCTTCCAAGGCGATTGACCGGGCGGGCGGAAACGCCAGTGTCGCGAAATTATACAATCCGAGCATCCCCGCCGCGAGCATAAATGCAGTCGTGAAACTCGGCGGCGCGCGCCAGGCTTCTACCGTCTTGACGGCAGTGAGGAACGTCGAGAATGAGATGGTGAATCCTCCCCCCCTTCGGAAGCGGAGGAAGACGAAGGCCGGGGCCTCGCCCGCAAAGAAGAAGGCCAAGGCCGCGCCCGCAAAGGTCAAAAAGGCGGGATCCAAGGCCGCGCCCGCAAAGAAGAAGGCCAAGGCCAAGGCCGCGCCCGCGAAGAGGGGATTCACGGAGGTGAACATGCCACCGATCCCGCGTCCGGAGGTTATCAACGCGCTGATGAACCTCATATCGGCACACAACCTGAAGAAGCTCGCGGCCAAAGAGATTGTCGGGACGAACAAGTCCAACTCGAAAGCGGCAATTAAGAAGATCGCACTCGGAAGAAATAAGGAACCTCGCGTTCAAAAAATTAGGTCCTAGACACTTCACCACAAGTGAGATCAGCCTCATAAATACACCCCCCTCCAATCACCCCAGCGACCATGGACACTCTCCCTTACATCATGACGCTCAACAAGGTGCACCAGGAGCACCCGACCTCGTCGCTCGTGCGCATCACGACCATCACCATGTGCGCCAAGTCGCCTGTCGAGATTGACATCCCGAAGGTTCGCGAGGCGTTTGCCGACGGCAAGACGATCAGCACCGGCAAGTTCGAGTGGGCCATGCGCAACGCCGCCTTTTACAACCAGGTGACGCTCGGCTACCGCGACCAGAACACCAACAAGAGCGTCAAGCTCTTCCCGAACGGCTCTATCCAGGTGGCCGGATGCTCCGACCTCTTCGACTGTGAGCGCGTGGTCGCGCAGCTCTCGCTCATCCTCCGCGAGTTTGCTGGCGCGACGACCGACATCCCGCTCGCGTCCATCAGCGTCAAGATGATCAACACCAACTTCTCACTGAACGCGTCGGTCAACCTCAACAACATCATCGCGCACCTGAACAAGGACCCCATGTTCAAGGTGACCTTCACGCCCGAGCGCTACTCGGCCGTCAAGATCAAGTTTGCGCCCGGCCCGGACATGAAGCAGGTCACGGCGAGCATCTTTTCGACCGGCAAGATTATCGTTACCGGTGCTCAGACGCTCAAGGAGATTGCCTTTGCCTATAAGATTCTCAACACGCAGCTGTCCTCCGGGCAGATTCAGATTGGGCCGTCGCCCACCAAGGATGCCTTTGACGTCGTGCTCGGGTACCGCCTCGGGGATATCGTGCCGCTGCTGGAGAGCCGCGGGGTCATGCCGTGGTGCTAATTATAATGTGTGTGCCTTGTAAATGTCACAGCGCCTTGGCATGGCCGATGGCCGTTGCATCATGTCTTTTGAGTCCAATCGTATCCTTAATGATATGATCATGAGTGAGAAGAGGATTGCCCCCGAGGATAACTATTCGTACCGCAAGTTTCTCCAGGAAAAGGGCCCGGACGCACTGAGCTTACCGTTCGGAAATGCCGCATGCGGGTCTAAAAAGTAAACCATCTGAAGGTACATGAAGGTGGTGATTGATGGAAACATCGGGTCCGGCAAGACGACCCAACTCGATATGCTCGAGTCCGCAGGGTGGACCGTCAAACGTGAACCGATTGACGATTGGCCTTTAGAGCAATTTTACAAGGACCCCAAGACATGGGGCTTTGTCTTCCAAATGGTGGTCTTACAGACCCTTCAGCCGCTCGGTGGACATGCCGACGTGGTTTACGAGCGGTGCATCTATAGCACGCGAGACGTCTTCTGGCGCCACATGTCCAAGAGCGTGTTCGGCTCGGACCCGCTCGCCTCTCAAATCTACCTTCGCGAAGTCGATCGCTACATGTGGCACCCGGACATTTACATCTTTCTGGCGAAGGACGTCGACGTGGCCTGGAAGCACATTCAGCAGCGTGGCCAGACGGGCGATTTCGGCGTGACGTACGAGTACCTGCAGGAGCTCGATATCATGTATGCGGAGATGATCGGGAAAATCCCGTGCCCCGTATACGTGATTGATGCGAATCGGTCGGTCGAGGAGATTCACGCAGACATTACGCGCCTCTTGGAACAGAAAATACTAGCACCCGAAGAGTAAGGAATGGGTGATTTCTGTGGGGCGACGACACGGGCAGGGGGTGCTTGTAAGAATCGTCAGATGAACGAAGGCCCTTGCCACTTGCACGCAGGTCCGACGTGCGCGGTGTGTTTCGCACCTCTATTGAGCGGAACGCGGACTCTGCCATGCGGACACACCTTCCACACTCGATGCATAGACCGCTGGAAGCTAAGCTGCCGCGCGACCGATTGCACGTGCCCCATGTGCCGCGCACCGTTCGACCAACCGACGTATAAGTGCCGGTTGATCATCCAACGCGTCGCCGACGGCGTGACAAGCTTTGAGGACTTTGCACCGACGAACATCGAAGAAATCATCGAGGGCTTCGGGATCGAAATCCGCCCGAATGCAGTCACCTTCTTGGCCGATATTCACTTTAATATCGAAGCGACCGAAGATATCGAAGAGGAGCTTCAGAACATCGGCTTGTTGCCGTTATTGTTACCGGTTGTAACTTCGCCTTTCTTGACGCCGTAAGCGGAGCAAAACGTGGTGTAATGGAAGCCGGGCTTATACGACCGGTCCGCCTTGCGTGGGTCTGAAATCGTGTGGCCTTTTGCGTCGACGAGGAGCGGGCCCGTCGCCCACCCTTGCTTGTGGCTCCATAGGTTCACAGGAATACGGATGATGACACCGGTTGGCAAAGAGCTCAAGATATTCGTGTTCGGTCGACTCTCGTTGTTCCGGTTGAGCACGGCAAAGTTGCCACGGCTGTTCGAAATGAGCCCGTTCGTGTTCGATAGCGGCGCTGTCTTCTTTAAGAGCGCCGCCGTGATTACTTCAGGCTTCACCTTGAAGAACTTGGCGAGCCCTCTCAGCGTATCCCCGCCACGGATCCGGTACCGGATGGATGAATTCTGGCGGTACCAGTGGAAATCGCCATACGGCTCACCGTAGTCATTCGAGGGTGCCACAAAGCACATCACTTTGTAATACCCGGGGCGGCACCGTTCATTCGGATTTTTCATGCGGTAGACTGTGTTCGGGTTATCCCCGACGACGAGTTTTGCTATTCCATCACACCTTTTATAATCCACATTATTGTGTGGGTGTTTGTTGTTGTGATCTCCGGGTGCGCTCTTAGCGCGCCGGTTTGCTGAGAAGCTGCCGAATGCATAGTCATAACAATTGTCGTGTGTGCGGCCGGTCGTACCCCACGGGTCCCACGAGTACTCGGGCTCCGCACCTGATAACGGCAAACCCCTCGGCACAGCCTGCTTCTTTCGAACGGGGCGCGTCGGCGGTGTTCGTTTGGGACGCACAGGCGGCACGCGCCGAGGCCGTGTGACTTTCACCATAATATCTGCAAAGTTTTTTGTTGGTCGATACTATAAAATGAAGGACATCCTGCAATCACGCAACTCGACCGAAATGGCTAGGAACGTCGCTATTTTTACCGCCTTTGTCGTGATTCTCACCTTCTTCATGCGGTATCTGTGGAACAGCACGCTCGTAAAGTACATTACGGTCCTGCGCCCGGTGGATTCGCTCATGAGCACGTTCCTCCTGTCGCTCGGCATTGCGCTGTTCAGACTCTAGAGCTCGGTATAGCCCGACATAACCTTCCCGTCGACGACAAGCGTCGGAAAGCCCTGCACAAACTCGGGGCACTCCCCGGCGGTGCAGTCTACGAATTCGTAGGCGACACCCTTCTTTGTGAAGTACTCCTCTTGCTTCACACACCAGGGGCACGTCTTCGACCCGTAGACCACGATGGCCGCAGCCGCAGCCGGAGCCGGCCCGGCAACCATGGTGCTAACCGACATCAGCGAAGGCATGCCGTACATGAATACGTACGTGAAGCCGATAACGATGAGGAGAATCAGAACTTGTTTGGCGTTCGGCGGCATTTACTTACACCTTAGAAAAAAGCGCCTGTGCTATTTCCGCTTTCGAGCGCATGCCTGTCGTGTCAATCTTGAAGATCTTTGCAAAGTCTTGAAGGTCCGCCATCGACAGTGTCGACCCTTCGGCGTACACTGGTTTGCCGGATGCACCCTTCATCTTGATCCTTCCTCTAGGTGACCGTGACATTTCGAGCAGGTCACGTGGCGTCTTCTTACCCTTCGGTGGACTCACCTTCGGCTTGGGCGAGTTCACCTTGGCAACCTTCGCCTTTGGCGGAGTTGGGGCGAAGGGCGCGTTTCCGTTCCGGAGCCGCTTCTTTATAAGGCTCTCGGCCCTCCTCTTTGCGGCGCTCCACCGTTCCTCGTGGGTTTTGTTCCCGGCAAAGTTCATGAGGTTCCCGGCGAGGCGGTTGAACTTGGCGCCGCGGAGCACACTCGGAGACCTAGGCTTTGCTTTGGCTATGACAAGCATCGGTTTGGGCTTGGGCTGGCCGAATGTGAGCACCTTAGGCTTTGGCTTCACGGGGCCGGTCGCACCCCCTGCCTTCTTCAACGCGATCACGCGCGCGAGCTGATTCGGCTTGAGGTTCTTCTGGTTCTTGGGCAACATCGCCAGGAGCTGTGCGTTCGTATACTCTTTGCGTGGCATGAGCACCGGTGGCCGCATGGGTTCGAGCTTTGGCAACGTTGCACTCACACCCGTGATGTACGGGTCTGCCAAAATCTTTGCGAGCGTCGGGAACGCCGCGTGGTTCATCCCGTACTTTAACCGGAACTGCATTGTGCTTGCATTATTCTTGCCGCGGTAGCCGGTCGGCACCGCCTTCCTCAAAAATGCCAGGGATTTAGGGCACCCATCCTTTGTCCGTGCACTGTTCACATCGAGCCAACTGAGCATCTCACTCAAGAACAAGTGAGTGTCGTACCGCGCGTCCGAATTCACACCGATACCGAACGACCTATCGTACGTGTTGACCGCGTTCGCCTTTGTCAGGCGCGAGAGGCCAAAGTCATTCAGGACAACGACCGGTCCCGGCTTGACGAGGATGTTCGACATGTGTAGGTCGAAGTGCAAAAACTCGGGGTATCGCTTGTAGATCTTGTCGAGGGTCGTCAGGATTTGCTTGATGATGCTCTTGATGACCGCGTCGGTCATGCGCCGAGCAACCTTCCGAAGGTACGTGTTAAGCGTGCCGTTCTGCATGTACTCCGAGAACATGACACTCTGATGACGGTAGTCGTATCCGGCCTCTCGAACCTCCGGTGTCCAAATCGCCTTCGAATCGACAAAGTCCTGACACTGGAAGAATCCCATGGGCTTTGGAATGTGGGCAGGCGCTACAGCGTACAACTTCTCTTGAATCTCATACTCGGCCTCGGCCGCCTGCCTCTTACCCTTGCGCGTCAGGTCGAACGGGCACACCTTGATCACGAACAAGGACTCGGGTGCGGCCGACTTGTCGAGCGAGGCTAGAAAAACCGCACCCTGGCGACCTACGTCGAGCTTTGCCATGCCGCGACGCACGCTCGTCGGGGCGATATTCACGAGGTTGAGTTTGTTCGACGAGCTCCGGTTCACATTCGCGAGCGTGAACCCGACATGGCCGTTCGCGGTTGATCTGTGATAGAGGTGCTTCGCGACATTGCAATTCAGAGGGGCCTCGAGGTGCTTGACGAGCCATTTATGGATGGAAGCCTTGTTAGACATGTTCATATTGGACGGGAGATTCATTTGCAATTTCGTATTATTAGAACGACGGTGATACACATATTTGCGGCCGCGGGGCGACTGAGCCAACTGGTACTTGCGATCGTGGACCCAATTCATACTTGAGACTGTGAAAAAAACTCACTCGTCCTCCGGGACGTCAACCTCGTCCTCCTCGTCAGACTCCTCCATCTCGGTGTCGGCCGACTCGAGGAACGCGCAGCTCTTCAGGCTTGTCAGCACTGCAAACTTAACCTGCTTGACGCGGATGCTCGCTCCGTAGAGCGCGTTGCCGATGAAGTACAGCTGGTTAATCTCGATGATCGCTGTGACACTCTGCCCCTTGGCGAGCGTGTCGAGCGGCACGCGATCGAGCGGCTTACCAGCCCACGCCTCGGTCAGAATCTTGACGTTGCGGTCAACCTCCACCTTCAGGTTCAGGTTTGGCTTATACTTGCTATCCTTGGGCATCTTGATCACAGAGTTGTAGTTCTCGGTGATCGAGTCGAGCGACTTTTGCTTCCCCCAAATCTCCTCCGAATGAGCCAGGAGAAACTTGCAGACGCACTCCTCCATGAGACCGATCTTCTCGGATACGAGCGCGTCATCGGCCGTGAGGGACAGGGTGTATCCCTTCAGTACGCCGGTGTCCTTGTCGGTGTTGGACCCGAGGCCGAACGGTGCACGCAGGAGAGGTAGCTGATACAAGAGGCTTCCGCCATCAGCGTGGCTCAGATAGACAACCTTGCCACCGTTCTTGTTCTTGGAGATGTCGCCAAACTTGATGTCGGCCGCGTCAAAGTCGGAAAACTTGCGAACGATCGAGGCCATTGCTGCTTATATTCTGGTATGGGGGCTCGCCTTTATGGCCTTTTTTTTCGTGTGAGGAAGTAAGATGAATCTCGAGAAGGCTTATAGGAATCTAGAGGCGACCCTCCGCAAGACGGTCAACAACATTGCGAGATCCGGCCCTAATGCCGGCCCTAATGAATTGTCAGTGAGGTCCCAGATCGCAGAGTTGGCTCGTGCGTACCAAGCCATGCAGAATGCGAAACGGCCAAGGTGGCCAACGATGCCAAAGTGGCCAAGTCGGCCAAATGTGATTGTGAATGCCAAACAGTTAGAGCGCGCGAACCGCAACTTTTTGGCCAGCATAAACGGGCTGAATGAGAATATGAAGGCCAGCAATGCAATTAAGATTGAAATTGAGACGCGACCCTATACTTCGAACACTGCAAAAAAACTTGCGCGTATGAACGAGAATGCGAAAAAGCGCATTATAGCAAAGAATAATGCGTATAATGCGACGGGCTACTTTACTGAATTCGGGAATCTCTTTAACAAGGCTCCAAAATTAAAGGGGGCCACCCCATTAGCGGGGATCGTTTCGATGAAGGAAAAGCTAAAGTTCGACCAATACATGCGATACATTCGTTTGCAGAAGGCAACCGCACCAGAGACAAATAAGAACCGACAAGTGGCCGCGCAAGCCAAGGAAATAGTAAGGAGAGAGGCACTCGTTCGGAATAACATAAGTGCCAGGGCGGCTGTCCTCAAAGCTGCTCAGAATGCTAATGCGCGAAAGACTACTAATGAGGCGCAGAACATTTTGCATTATCGTCCATTTCGCGAAGAATATCGCAATCTATTGAACGCAAAGTTGTATAACAAACTGAACAGGAATAACGCGAATGCTCTAAAGAATTCTGTGGTTAACCCTCATTGGCTAAAATTACATAACATGTTACAAAATTATGGCCCGACCACTAACAAGTTCAAAAAACTGGCGAATGAGAATCAGGCAATGATCAAACAACTAAAAACGATGAACAACTTCCGGAAGAATATGCTTCCCGGCGAACTTTCGAGTGGCCTGCCTTATAACAATAAGGCGGTGAATACCACTCGGGGGAGAATTCATAATACATATGGCTCCGGCAACCCTGGCCGCCCCAATATTGCATCATTACCAAAGGGCTATCAGAAATACGTCAAAATGATATTGAACAAACCAAACAACCGAACCAAACCAAACACTCGACTTTGGGTACCCAATCCCCTTGCAGGTTTACCGGGTACCCGTTCGTGACTTAATTTCTAAGCCAACAGTACAATGTGTGGTTGCGCCAAGGAGGGTCGTGTGGCCGGCCTCGACCCCGCTCAGGACTGCGGGTGCGGATGCGGCGGCATGAAGAAGAGCGACGCGGTCAAGATGAAGTACTCGTTCATGTCCGCGCTCGTCTTCTTCCTGGTCGCCAACCCCGAGACGTTCAAGCTGACGCGCTCGCTGTTCGGCGGGTGGGTCGCTGGCGAGGGGGGATGCCCCCAGGCCGGTGGCCTATTCCTGCACTCGTTCGTATTCATGGTGGTCGTCTTCGGTCTCATGAAGGTTCGGGCCTAGCTCAAAAGTCCTCGTCGAAGCGCACACCGTCACCCTCGGCGACCATGTGCTTCGAGTAATCCCCGACGCGCTTCTCAAAGAAGTTCGTCTTGCCCTCGAGACTGATCGTCTCCATAAAATCAAAGGGGTTCTCGGCCCTTGGTCCTAGAGCTTTTAAGCCGAGCTGCGATAACAGTCGCTCGGCGACAAACTCTATATACTGTTTCATCTGATCGGCGTCCATGCCAATCAGACGACACGGCAACGCCTCCGTGATGAACTCCTTCTCGATCGCGACCGCCGAGGACACGATATCACGAATCACCTTTGCAGACGGCTTGTCCACCAAGTGTCCGAAGAGCGTCACGGCAAACTCTTGGTGAAGGCCCTCATCCCGTGAGATGAGCTCGTTCGAGAAGGACAGTCCGGGCATGAGCCCACGTTTCTTGAGCCAATAAATGGCACAGAATGATCCCGAGAAGAAGATGCCCTCGACGCAGGCGAACGCGACGAGGCGCGTCGCGAAGCTGTGTTTCTGGTCGAACCAGTCCAGGGCCCACTGCGCCTTGCGCGTCACGGCCGGCTGGTTCTCGATCGCGCGGAACAGGGACGCCTTCTCGACCGGGTCCTTCACGAGCTTGTCGATCATGAGCGAGTACGTCTCGCCGTGGATCGACTCGTTGAACCCCTGGTACGCGTAGAACGAGCGCGCCTCGGGAATCTGCACCTCGCGCGTAAAGTTGAGGTCGAGGTTCTCAAACACGATACCGTCTGACGCGGCAAAGAACGCCAGGACCATTTTGATAAAGTGCCGTTCGGGCTCGGTCAGTGCGTCCCAGTCCTTTAGGTCCGCCGCGAGGTCAATCTCCTCGACTGTCCAAAAGGAGCCGATCGCCTTTTTGTACAAGGCCCATAGGTCAGGGTAACGAATAGGGAAGCTTGTATAGCGGGCCGTGTCGGGTGCAAGAATAGGGTCCATCTTGTATTCTCATGGCTGGTGGTTTTTAAGTGGGCACTGGGATGGACTTTTGAAACATTTCCGGGAGCATGGACCCCTTGAATTAAATAAATTGACCCCTTATCTCGAAGGGGTGGGACAGATTTTGGTTGCAGAGTCCATCCAGATGTATAAAACTTAAAACTTAAAGTTAACTTAAGTCTTAAAGTTCCATGGGATTTGGGTTTTTTCAAAACATTTTGTGCCCGCACTATTGTACCGGCACTAAAATGTAACGAGGGTACATTCGAAACACCCCCGCTCCCAAAAATGTTTCACATGTCCATCCAGATGTATAAAACTTAAAACTTAAAGTTAACTTAAGTCTTAAAGTTCCATGGGATTTGGGTTTTTTCAAAACATTTTGTGCCCGCACTTTGGATATTCGAGGGTCCATGCAATTCGAGGGTCCATGCAATTCGAGGGTCCATGCTCCCAAAAATGTTTCAGTTTGTGTCATGTTCCATGGAACTTTAAGACTTAAGTTAACTTTAAGTTTTAAGTTTTATACATTGGGATGGACTTCTGAAACATTTTGGAAATCCTCGAGGAGCATGGATCCTCGAAAATTTAGTTCTTCAACCGGTATGCTTCAATCTTTACACCGGTCATATTATAATTTGGTATCTCTAGATTGGTAAGCATCCAGCGTTTGAATTTTGCTCTAATATGTGATGTATTATGATTATTAGCACGTGTTGCATTTACTGGTACCGTGCGCCCTATATATTTGAAGTCTGCATTCGCGACAGCGACGGCTGTGTGAGTATTATTTTCACGCCAATGTATACGGTATACGTACTTCCGACGTTCGGCATTTTTGGCAGCTTGTTGCCGGGCAAAATTTGCATTATTTTTCCTAGTCTCGCCGCGAAGACGTCGAAGAAAACGCAAATTTTCGGGCGACAATTTGTGATGATTTACATTTGTAAGCTTGATAGGTGCACCAAATGGGCCACGGGGATTCATCATGCCATAATTGTTATTCCATTTTCTGAATGTGTAGTTCTCCTTCCGGGTAAAATTATTATGAAAACTATTAGGATGTGGATTCTGCACCATAAAAGCTATAGGGAAATTACGCATAGTATTTTTTCTTCTTGCTATGTACTTCTGGATATTTGTTTTTGATATCATACGGTTCAACGTGTTGATATTTTTTCTATTAAGGAGTGATGCCAATGATGTCTTATTCACAAAACGGTGTTGCCGACCGTTTGGACTCTTGATCTTGTACACGACCGGAGTTCCAGTAAGATACAAATGAGTGAGACCATTTTTCAAATTTTCACGCGTGTTTTCACGTTCACGTTTCATATATAAAAGGTGAACATTTTATTAAAGGAGTGCCACCCTGACATGACATGGAGTCGGTCCACCGCCTCGCCCTTCGCATGAAGGTTCGGAAGCTGACCGGCACGGTCGTCCACCATTGTGCCGTTCTCGTAAAGTTGCTCGAGCGCGAGCGCGTCACGGCCACGCTCGTAAAGGGGTGGGCCGTGGCCGATGGGGAGGTCTGTGAGCACTACTGGGTCCGAGCCGACAGCGATATGGACATCGGCTACGAGCTCGCGTGTCTGTTCACGCCGGAGCTCACAAGCATTACGCCTTCGTTGCTCCTCGAGCTGCCCGAAGGCCTGAAGCGTGTCGATCACAGCGACCCGGAGAATGCGCGTCTGTTTGACCTCTTCCACACGGATCGCGTCGCGTTCTGGAAGGAGGCCCCTCCGGACGTTCGCGCGTTCACGAAGGCTTGCTCTTCTTCTTGAGAGGTGGGCCATTCAAATTAATCTTGAAACTGGTCTTGATATCCTTCAGACTTGTGGCCGGGTCCATGACGAATGCATAGAATGCTTTCACTTGGGCACTTGGCTCCAAGTTTAGGTTAAGCACATTCAGGAATGCCCGGAGTTGCTTCGTGTTCGACGCGAGCACGCGCTCGTCGTGTACGAAATTCACGCGCCAGAATTTGTTTTCGCGGTTGGGATCCTCTATCGTGTCCCACATCTCGACCGGCATGTGGTGACCTTCTTCGAGTATCTCCCGGTACACTTTTGGGTGGTGAACCCTGAGGTGTTCCATGACCCGGCGGCGGCCAACCCTCTCTAGTTTCTCAGGGCTTTTCTCCATCTTCTTTTGGAACTCGAGCGGCAGGTACTTCTTGTGCTTCATCCACCAAGGATTCAATTTGTCCGGGTTGGTTTTTTTCGGGCCGACGTGTAGTTCTTGTCGCTGACGTTGCGCCCGGCCGAGCACAAACTTGGTCCAGACCCGCTCCTTGGCATTACGCGAGAGGCTCGTCCAATTCTTCGAGCGTTGATTCATGGTATAGACGGATCAAAAAAGCCTAGAACGCTTTTGTGTACCGGCTGCGAGATTTGAACTCGCGCAGGGCGAACCCCAGAAGATCTTAAGTCTCCCCCCTTGAACCAAGCTCGGGCAAACCGGTAGACCCTGACGAGTCTCGAACTCGTAACCTCTTGCTTAGGAAGCAAGTGCACTATCCAATTGTGCTACAGGGCCACTAAAACGACCTCGGTGAGGCTTGAACTCACAACCTCCTGCTTAGAAGGCAGGTGCACTATCCGATTGTGCTACGAGGCCTGCTCTAACCGAGTATTGATCTCGGATTTGCGGCTCATAAGACCGCCACACTGACCATTGTGTTATTAGAGCGTAAATAAAGTAGCCGACAATTCCAAATGAAGGTCCTGGACCTTTTCGCCGGAACCCAGAGCTTAAAGCACACGCTCGGTGCCGGATACGACGTGACGAGCGTCGACATCAGAAAGAATTCAAAGCCGGACATATGTGCAGACCTACTCACCTGGAACTATAAAGAGCACCTCAAGCCGGGCGACTTTGACGTCGTATGGGCGAGCCCGCCGTGCACCGAGTACTCACAGGCCAAGACGGTCGGTGTCCGGGACATCGAGGGCTCGAACAAGCTCGTACGACGCACGCTCGCAATCATAAAGTACCTGCAACCAAAGGCGTGGTTCATGGAGAACCCACAGACGGGTCAGCTCAAGGATCAGACATTCATGCGTAACCTACCTTTCCATGACGTATCTTATTGCAAATATGGATTCCCTTATAAGAAGCAGACGCGGATCTGGACGAATGTCAAGAACTTTGTGCCCTTGACGTGCCACCGCGACTGCGACTTCTTAATGACCAACCCTGTCACAGGGCAACTCGTACATAGATGTAGTTTTGCCGGTCCGGTACGCGAACGTGCCGTACCATTGGCCGAGCGTTACAGTATTCCTCCTCGACTGATCCACTCCTTATTTGCCGCGACGCCTGCGGCCGCCCGCCCCCAGTAGGATTCGAACCTACGACGTTCAGGTTAACAGCCTGACACTCTAACCATCTGAGTTATAGGGGCACGGTCTCGCCTAGGTGATTCGAACACCTGACCAAGGGAGCTACAATCCCACGCGCTACCACTGCGCCAAGGCGAGGAGTCCTCCGACTGTTCTTCTAAGTTGCTTCTTCTTTAAGACAACATAAACATTTTCTTTGGCTCGCTGACGATCGTTCGGCATCCCGGACACAAAAACGGGTGTGTGACCATCGAGCTCTTCAACGTGCACGACGCACACAGGACGTGACCGCACGGGTCCAGGAACGTGTCGACGCTGTTCTCGAGGCAGACGAAGCACAGATACCTATTTGCGACTCGCGGTTTCCGGAGCACCGCCTTCATCGCGTGAAGTTCACCCTTGACGTGATGCAGTTCGCTCGTCTTTTCAGCCTCCCGCGCCAAGAGGCGTTCGATGAGTGGATCGCCCAAGTCGCCCATGTCCTTGTCGAGCGTCCGGAGAAGGAGCACCTTCCGGCCACAATCGTCAGCCTCACCCTTCAGCACCATCGCGCGGATGAGCATCCGGTGATAATCAGATTGGAACGTCTCAACGGCGATAATCTTGGCTCTGAGCTCCGATTGAATCTCGCCCGACGAACTCTCTCCAGACGAGCTCTCACCATCTTCACGGTCCAACGGTGTAAAGTTCATACGAGGACATATAAAAATCTCTCTAAGTAGTAGTAGCAACATGGGCAGATTATTCGATCTGCAGGCGTCGATAGTGTTCGTGGCCGGCGTACTTTGCACGCTCCAAGGGCTTCAGGAGTTTCTCAACCAGCAGCGCAACAAACAACCGGTCGTCGCGACGCTCGCGCTCGTCAACGTGAACATCGGTATTCTCCTTCTTTACATCTACTTTTCGGTCTTTTTCAAGGATTCGTTCAGGAATTATTAATTTATAAGCCGAGGGTAAGATGGAGGAGATGCCTTTTACGACGGGTCTATCTGCGATTCTCGCACTGACGCTTATAATGGTCGGTATCACGACCGCGTCCCAGGCCAATAAGACGAAGCCAATCGACACTCCCGGTATAACCATCGGCTCTTTCTACCTCATCATGGGACTGGGTGTCGCCGTAATGACTGTCCGTACCCTAACCTAAAGAACATGCACAATACACCAATAACCATGCAGCACCTCATCGGACACGTGACCGGGTGCATAATCGAAACGGTCGAGGTCCTCGAGGCCAAAATGAATCACATTGCTGAGCAGCAGGGCTTCACCGTCGTGGCCCGTGCATTTCACCAATTTGAACCCGTCGGGGCAACAGGGGTCCTCGTACTGGCCGAGAGCCACTTTACGGCGCACACGTACCCGGAGGACTCCAAGGTTTACATTGACGTCTTCTGCTGTGCACCGTCATTCGACGCGCCGGCGTGCGCCGAGGCTATCCAGAGGGAGTTTGGGGCGGCGGAGGCCCACTGGAGTTTTTTAAAGCGATCCGAGGAGCAAGGAGCGTTGCTCGTCGGGCCGTAGCCCTTTGGTTTTTGGATTTAGTTGGAGAATGCGAGGCCACCCATGCCGCTCTGGATGCGGAGGATGTTGTAGTTGACCGCGAACAGCTTCTGGACAGTCACCTCAGAGGCCGCCTTGAGCGCGACGGACACCTGGGCGTTGTCGATACGGGAGAAGTTGCAGGTGCCGGTCGGCTGGTGCTCCTCGGGCTGCAGCGCGAAAGAGTAGTTGTAGATACCGGCGTAAGGGGTGCCGGTGTGGTACAGGCCAGTCTGGTACTGGTTGAAGTACTTACCGGACTGCTCCTTGAAGCGGTCCTGGCCGTTCAGCACCAGCTTGAACTGGTGCAGCGGGCCGACCGCGCAGAAGGCGGCCGCGGCCGTGGAGCCCTCCTCTACCATCGACCAGCTGGTGGTGACTGCGGGCAGAACGATGCGGGGTGCACCGATCGTGTGAGCCTGCACCGGGCCCGTGAGGCCGCCCGGGTTGCACGAGATGTTCACATCGTCCGTCTTGGTGGAGAAGTTCCACATGGCGTTGCGCTTGGTCGTCCAGCTTGCGCCAGAGGGCGTGTAACACCAGATCAGCTCCTTCACCGGGTGGTTGAAGGACAGACGGATGAGCTGGGGGGAGGTCTCACCGGCGGTCGCGATCGCGTCACCACCGGTGTGCTGCACCTGCTCGATCAGGTACTCGTGGCCCTTCTGGGCGAACTTGCGGCGCTCCTCCGTGTCCAGGTAGATGTAGTTGGCCCAGACCTCAAAGGCGTTCGTGCCGAAGTAGTTGGCGTAGTAGCCGGTCAGGTCAAAGTCTAGGCGGACCTCGTGGTACTGCAGAGCAATCAGAGGCAGGTACAGGCCCGGGTTGCGGTTGAAAAAGAACAGCAGCGGCAGGAACACCTGGGGCTTGGAGACGTTGCTTGCGAGAAGGTTGGGGTTGGCCATGGACGTCATCTTGCCGTAGCTGATCTTGTCGGACTCGCCCAGGAAGCACTCAGAGTACAGGCGGAACCACGTCTGGTAGTGCTTGTCGATGCGCTGACCACCGATGGTCAGCTCGACGGATGCAATGGCGCGCTCGGCCACCCAGTTGGTGTCGAACACGGTGCCGGCTTGGATGGACGTCAGGTTGGCCACGGCTGCGGCCGACGGCGTGAGCGCGACGTACATGTTGCCGACCAGGTCGCCGTTGCGAGCGATCGTCACGGACACGCGGCCGGAGTCGCCTGCGGAACCGTTCACGGTCTGCTGGATGTTCTCCATGGCAAAGTTGGTGTGACGCTTGTACACGGCCTGGAAGAAGGTCACCTTGGGGTTGCCAGTCAGATACACATCCTGTGCGCCGTAAGCAACCAGCTGCATAAGGCCTCCGGCCATGATCTCTTTGTAATAGTACCCAAGAAAATAAATTCAGATTAAAACTTTCCATTTAAACCCACCCGCTGAGCGCCCGACTCCTTTGCAACATTTGCTTATCACGCGCCGATCGGCACCTGTCGCCTGCGCCGCAGCACAAATAGTGTCAAACTCTCGGATCAAAGACGATCCATCGAACGACCACTGCTGGATTTTTGTGAATTTGAGGACCTCCTTGGTTTCCATGTCGGCTTCATCGACGAATTTCCAATGGAAACCACCCGCCGTCTTGCGTTTCCCGTTACAGACTTGGGTGATGTGACCTCCGCCTGCTACCCTAAACTCAGCCTCGTCGATAGACACGAACGTCCTGAGGAGTTCAGACCCATCCTTGGACCATTGCTGGACCGGCTTGGTGTTCGCCTCCCTGATAGCCTGACAAGTCTCGGCTGAGTGATTCTTTCCGAACATCGAATGACGTTCGCCTGAACGGACTGCGCTCATGAGCGCTTTGGTGTCCTCGTGGAGCACCTTGTTCCGGTTCCCACCGGCCTCGTTATTGTACCCGTTTGGAGCGAGGGTGTTCCGCTCGGCAATCTCACGGATCTCGAGCTCGTCGAGCCGCTCCTCCCAATTCCCCGTCTTGGGGAACTCGTGAAGTATTTCGATGACAAAATCACCCCAACCATATTTACGAATTGAATTGTACAAGTGGCGCTTTCGACCGTTCTTCACATCTGAGATGTGCCCGTTGAGTCGAACCTGAAAGTCATTCTGGGTCGTCTGACCGATGTACTCGTGGAACGGCGCCACCTTGCACTTTATGGAGTAAATGAACGGCATCCTCTGAGCTACTAAGGGCCCAGGCCTTTATATTTTCCACGCGTAATTGTAAGATGTCCAAAGATCCTCTCCATGTACAGCTTATAGTGGCTGTCAGATACAATAATACGCCCAGAATCAGGAGTCTTTTAGCTCAGGGTGCTAAGGTAAACTCACGCCACAATTCGCACCACATGACTGCTTTAGCCCATGCTACATCCAGTCGAAGAAATACTCTCACGTATCTCATCAATAGAGGAGCTACCGTCAACGCACGGGACGATGATGGCAGGACTCCTCTTATGTGGGCAATTATACATGGTCGTGAAGACAATGTACTTGCGTTGCTCGAAGCCGGTGCGAATATAAATGCCCGAGACCAGAACGGTGTCACGCCTCTTATGTGGGCTGTGTTCAATAGACGCACGCAAATTGTACGCCTACTGCTCAGTCGAGGAGCCCGTTTGAACGCGAGAACTAACAACGGACGACACGCCATGAACTTTATCAACATGCCAATGGCCCCGGGTGGGTACGTCCAACCCATGAGAAACAACGCCAAGAATGAGCTGCAACGGTTGTTGATTCCACTGAATCTACATTCGGTGATTCGACGCGAACTGGGAGAAAGAAAAAGAAAAAGAACTTAGCTCGTGGCGATGCTGACTTTTTTTTCGCGCCCGATGATAAATGGCAGCACCGCTAAATGTGAATGGAATCAAGGCGGTTGAGAATAGTCTTAATAATGCAACCAAAGCAAACAATGCCGCGGCGGCCACATTCCTTAATAACCCAACCCCGAGAAATGCGACCAACATGAACAATCGCAATGCACAACTGGTTCGCCTTTCGAAGAGAATATCAAATGCGATTGGAAAACTCGTGGGTGGGAATGGGAATGCGCGCTAAAACAACAGGCCAAATATCTGAACAAGTACTAAAATGGCTGACCCGACCATCCCAGAGCACGAGGAGATGGAGGAGGATGAGGAGTTTGACGACGAGGATGGCTTCGACCCCATGATGTCCATCCTGACGACCGAGGACGGTGAGACGCTCGCGACTATCCTTGTGTCGATCAAGGATGCGACCGAGAAGATTGCGTCCGCCCTAGACACCCAGAACAAGATTCTGATCAAGGTGCTGAGCACGCTGAGTGCGCCCAAGGAGTAGATAAAAATGAGCCCCGATAGAACAGTATGGAGATTCACACCCTAGAGCGTGAGTCGACCGAAAATCACGCAAACGAGATCCGAATGGAAATCCTCCGTTCGGATGTCAGCAGCCTCTCACCGACAGACCTTGAAAAGGAGATCGGAGAACATGAGATGGATATGGGCTTGAATTGCAAGGGTGACCGCTTTTTCCCCTTGACGAGCGGGTTTCGCCGTTTTTTCCGGCCAGAGGAACTCGACGCGAATGGAATTCCTGTAGATGTCGACCTCGACCGCATCGCCGACTACAAGCGCAACAAAGTAAACCTATATGCCGAGATGTACCACCGCGCCAACGAGCTGAATCTGCTCCAAACCCCGAGCCTTGACGTGAACGGGGACGAGTTCCGATTGGCCCACCGCATCACGCGTCTGATCGAGACGGTCGACGACATGTACGAGATAATCTTCCGTTACGTCCGGTCGTTCGAGCGCATCAACCACCCGACGTACGTACCGATCAAGGGTGACTCGCTCTTTCGCGTGCAGACGCTCGACAGTAGCGCCGAGGAGGAGGACAAGACGAGTCCGTACCAACAGTTGCTCTTGTACTTGCTGAACGCGATGTATCTACAGAAGCTCCGTCGGTACGGTGATTACTGCTGCAAGCAAGTTGCGACCACGGACGGACACCTTACCAAGGCTTGGAAAGAGATGATGGAGATTAAGGACTTTGTCTACCATCACTCCCAGAAGGAGGACCGGTACGGTATGTGGAAGAACATGACGGCCCGGGGTGCCAATGTCAGCGACACGATCAAGCACTTGACCAACTGCAAGGACCTTCAGTTCCCGGAGATTCACAAGAATCGGCACGTCTGGTCGTTCAAGAATGGGCTCTTTGTCGGCAAGGAGTGGAACGGAACCCAGTTCGTTTCGCGGTTCTACCCCTACACATCCACGGAGTTTCGAGCGCTCGACCCCACGATTGTGAGCTCGCGTTACTTTGACCAGCCGTTCGAGGATCACTCGCGGGTGGCCGATTGGTACAATATTCCGACGCCTCACATGCAGCAAGTGATGGATTATCAGCGGTTCCCCGAGGATGTGAGCCGTTGGCTCTACGTCTTCTGCGGGCGGCTCTGCTTTGACGTGAACGATATGGACAGCTGGCAGGTGATGCCGTTCCTCAAGGGTATCGCTGGCTCGGGCAAGTCTACGATCGTCACCAAGATTTGCGGCAAGTTTTACGAGGGCCAAGATGTGCGGACACTCTCGAACAACATCGAGAAGAAGTTTGGCCTCGAGTCTATCCACGGTGGCTTCATGTTCATTAGCCCCGAGGTCAAGGGGGACCTCGCGCTCGAGCAGGCTGAGTTCCAATCGCTCGTGAGCGGCGAGGACATGAGCATCGCCCGCAAGAACAAGTCCGCGAAGAGCATCACGTGGAAGACGCCCGGCATCTTGGCCGGTAACGAGGTGCCCAACTGGCGAGACAACTCAGGCTCGGTCCTCCGCCGCATCCTCGCGTGGAACTTTGCCCGCGCCGTGACCGATGCCGACCCTCACATGGAGGCGAAGCTCGAGCAGGAGCTCCCGACGATCCTGAATAAGTGCATCAGGGCATACCTCGAATACGCCCAAAAGTACTCCGACAAGGATATCTGGAACGTCGTGCCGAATTACTTCAAGGTGGTTCAGACGCAGGTCGCCATGGTGACGAACACGCTGCGGCATTTCATGGCCTCCGAGAAGGTGCAGTACGGAGCGACCATGTGCTGCCCGCAGAAGGTGTTCGTAAACATCTTCAATCAGCACTGCCAAGAGAACAACCTCGGGCGGCCGCGCTTCAACCCCGACTTTTACGCGGGGCCGTTCAGCGCGAAGGAGATTGAGGTCCGAGTGCACACTATGGTCTACAAGGGTACACCGTATGCATCGCAGCCCTTCGTATTCGGGCTCGACATCGCGGACCAAGGGGTTGCCGCTATGGACGAATATTAATGCGTGTCACATGTTATATGAGTGAGTTCACGAATCATGCGACGCGCTTTTCGCTCACCCCTCCGACGATACAGGGCTGGTACGTAAAACTCGCCGTCCCGACAATCGATTTTGACAAGGTGCTCTATGCTAAGCTCGCACCGGGCGTAAACGAGATGGAAGGACACGCTCTGATAGGGACGTCGCGCCGCCTGCTCGTCACGAGGAATGATATTATAGGCGACCGCGACCGAATCGGCCACGTGACGTTCCGCATCGCATTCACTGCGCCGGACGAGCCTGCGACGGTCACGATTCATCGCACCGGCTCTGTCCTCATATGGTCGACCGGGCCATATAAGCGCGTCATACAGTTCCTGCACGATCACTACCTTCCGCTCATCGGCGTGAAGGTTGACATAGTCTCCATATCGGGTCGGTTCAACATCGACCGCCAAATTGATCTGCCGGGCCTCTTTGACGAGATTTCGGCCAAGGTTCCAAAGACACTCAGGGTCCTCGGGCAGGCCCCGTCTAACGCGCGCGGCTTTAGCTCCCTGCTCCATCTCAAATGGATCGACCCGGCGGTTGACTTTAACATCTACGACAACGGCACGATTCGCTTCAGCGGCCTCAAGAAGGAGAGTGATAAGGGCATCCCGGCCACCGTCTTCAAGTCCCTGTTCGAGAAGTACAAGTGCACGCTGAGCAACGCGCTCATAATGAATGAGAGGCTCAACAAGCCAACGGTGCCCGGCGAGCGGAACAAGGCGCACCTCCAGACCCACAAGCTGAACATGCACCGCCCGCGCGTCGAAAACGCCAACCCCTGGAACGCCGTCAAGAATAAGCATTACGTGCGCCCGGGGCCGAACGGTCGCCCGCGGTTCTACGAGGTTCCGGCGAACGTTTCGCTCGTGCGCAAGAAGGTGATAAAGGCGTACGCTGCGCTCGGTCGCAACATCCCTAAGAATGTCAAGGAGAAGCTCAAGATCGGTGAGAATAACAATGCGGAACCGGCCGCCAAGGCGGCAAACGGGCCTGCAAACTTTGAGGCGCGCAAGAATGGGTTCTACGTGGCACCCGGCCCGTCGTTCCGCCCGACGTGGTATAAGGTTCCGAAGGACAAGGTGAGCGGCAAGGGAACGGTCGTGAGCCGTTACAAAAAGGCGCGCGTGGTCATTCCGGCACACATCCAAGCCATGTTTGACATAACCAACGCACCCTCGTCCCCGAATGCAGTCCACTATGTCGTCAACCGAAACAAGGATGGGTTTTATCGCATCGGTGGTAAGCAGATCAAGCGCCACACGGTTGCGGCACTCGTCAAGATTGCACACCACATGGACCTTCCGTCGGCCTCCGCAAAGATGACGCGTGAGCAGCTCGAACAGCTCATCGTGAAGCACTCGAACGGCAAGCGTCGCCAAGAAACGAACGTCATGCTCGGAAACGTCTCTTACACCTTCCTCATGAACGGGACGGTCAAGCGTAACTACGCGACGCCGTTCATGGGTGAAAAGAAAAAGACGCGGACGCGCCAATTTGCCACCCTGAACGTGGCCCAGCAGATGAAGCTCGCAAAGGCTTATTTCAGTAAGAACAACTTTGCGAATTACAAGAAGCTAGCCATAGGTAATCGCGGCATAGCATTCCTGGCCGAGAAGCGCGCGCGCGCCAACGGCACCAAGGCAAAGCCGGCAACGCCCAACTCAAACTCTAATAACAACGTCAACGCAAACTACCTCCGGAACCTCGAAAACACTATGAAAGAGAAGTGATATCGAAGATTTTATACAGGATATTGAACAGCTCGTCGCGCGTCTGCAGGCGTGTCGGGTCTACGATTTCGAGCTCGATATGGTATGTCGTGTCACTGTCCGAGTCGGGGTCGTCCTGCTCACCCTTCATAATAGACATGTCGATCGACAGGTTCTTGCGCACGAACGACCACCGCTTCTTTGACTTGACCGACTCCATCACCTCGTTTTCGTCGTCGCGTACGTAAGGAACCTCGGACGAGATGCCGATCCGCACATCGTACGAGTTGCCGACGAGCGTAAAGTCGTCTACGACCAAACGCCGCTTGATGACCGCGACGGACTCGTCGGTCGCCTCGTCGACGGTGATGCGCTTGCCACCCGGGCCGTAATACACCGCGTACTGCTTCTCGCTCGTAGCTTCCCACCCCGCGTACTTTTGCATCGCTCTCAACACCTTGTCGAAAAAGTCCTTGCCGACGTTCGGCTCGAAGCTCTTCGCACCCCTTGAACCCAAGCGAACCTCAATCTCGACATTCGGGTGGTGCTTATATTTGTTTACGAGCGGCTCCCACGCAGCAAAGAGTTGGTGGGCGACGTCCATTTGTGTTTTCTAGACTATAGGGGGGTAGTTTTAAGACATAAATTCCACAAGCTGAATGTCCTCTTGCAGGTTCACAATCGTGCGCAGGTACGTCCGCTTGTTGTTCGGGTACGTCTTATCCGTGCGGATGCGTGTGACGTACCAACCTGTCGCACCGTAGCCACACTCGAGGATCGTGCCGTTCACCAGGTTGCTCGGCGGATACATGGTTGTCACGCGCAAGAAGTGGCCTTGCTCCTGAACGTGCAGGATGTTGTCCCGTAGCATAAAGTCGATCGTGATGTGCGCGCGCGGCTTCCACTTGAACATGGTCTCATGCGTGCCGATGCGGACGGGCTCGTTCACGGGCGTGAAGACCAAGCCGTCCGTCTCGTACGGGAACGCGTCGAGCGCGGGCAGCTCGCGTATGCGCTCGAGCGGAAGCATCGCCTTTGTCTTGATGTCGAAGGGGTCTTTGGCCGAGCGAATCACTGCTCTTGTGACTGTCGCCGCAGCCGCGAGGCGCTCCGTGAGCGTCTTGGTGTGGACATCCTCGCCGCGCACGAGCACCGCGTCGTAGACGAGGTAGCGCCAGTGACCTGTTTTGAGCTGCACGAGCTCGCCGTCCAAAACAGTTCCGCGCGGGACCGTGAGGGTCGTCACGTGCACCTCGAAGGCGCGGTTGACCAGCGCGCAAACCTTCTTGTTGAGGTACTCAAAGCAGACGAGCATGTAGCGCACGCCATCCGTCTTCTCACAGACGAGGTATGGCTGGCGCTTGAGTTGGCCAAAGTGAAAGCGCTCGATGGAGATGGGCTGCGGCCCCGGGAAGCGTCCCGGACTCGTAGTCCACGTGGCGGCGACGAACGCCTGGACCGCCTTGTGCAGCGGGCTCTCCATCTTCACCCGCCAGAGGTTGAAGAACTCGGACCGCTCAAGGTCTTGCTCCATTTTGAAAGTATGGGGGGCTGTCTCTATGTGAGGTGGTGAGGTGTGCCGGACCTATATTCCTCCTGCAGCAGCAATCTCAGGCCTGGGCGGGTGGTAAGCTTGTAATGCGTTGATGTTGTTTGCAGGCACACCGGGCGCGGTGGCACGGGCAGCTGGTGCGGCGGCAAGGGTAGCTGGTGCGGCGACAAGGGCAGCGTTTGCGTTGTAGTTTGCGTCGTTTGCGGCGTTTGCGGCGTTTGCGGCGACAAGGGCAGCGTTTGCGGCGTTTGCGGCGTTTGCGGCGTTTGCGGCGTTTGCGGCGTTCGCGGCAACGGCGTTCGCGGCGCGGGCCACTCCGGGCGACTCCGGGCGAATTGTCGGGGGTGCGTTCACATTGATCACCACTGGCGATGCCGCCGCCGGTGCTACCGGTGCTACCGGTGCTACCGGTGCTACCGGTGCTACCGGTGCTGCCGGTGCTGCCGGTGCGCTCATCCGTTTCCACCGGTTTTCAACTTTTTGACGAAGCGTTCTTTGTGCGGGTTGTTCTGGCTGTTGCGCATTCTCGCTATTGGATTGCGCATTCTCGCTATTCGCATTGAAAAACGCGTCATTCTCCCCCTCCGGAGAATTGCCACCTTCCGGTTCCGGTTCCGGAGTGCCGGCCTCAGAAATTTTTTTAATCTCGTCCCAGACAGACAGCTCGCCGATGATTAAACCCGAACCGAGCGCACAAAGGAACATCCCGAGAAGGAGGAGCTGTGCTCCCCAATCTTTCGATTTCGTTTCGGACCCTGTCTTGACATTCACAAACACGCCAATTAAAGATAGAATAAAGCCCAGAATGGCAAACACTCTTCCGGTGACAGTGCCCACGTCGGCAGTCATCGCGAGGACGAATGCGGACAGTGCCACCAAACCCTTACCGACATCCTTCTTCTTCGGATCCGAAACCCACGCCATATTTAGAGCGACTCCTAAGAGAAAAATGACAATACAAGAGACTAGATAAATTGTACCAAGCCCTTCCACTTGCAGCATTTACTGTTGCTCTAGAAAATCTTTGCTCGCCAAAAACAGGTACTCTGTCACCGTGTCTGGCGCGTCGTACTTGCCAGCCTTGAATTTCTTATAAGGTATTTCGACGAGCTCGACCTGCCACCCGAGCTCGGTAAAGGAGGCCAACACCTCCTGGTGTGTCATTATACCCTCGTCGTTGTATGACATGGCGATGCGCCTCGCGGCCGAAGCCGTAATCACTTCGCGGAGTGCCAGAGAAGCCGTCTTCTTCGAGCACCAATCTGACTTGAGATACCCACCGACCGGAATCCCTGTGATCCCCTTAAGCTCCGGTGTTTCTCCCAAGTTTGCTATGACGTTCAGAGGAAAGTAGTTTGCGCCGTACTGGCGGTGATTGTATGGCGGATCCAAATACAAGATTGTCTTGCTCGGAACCGACGAGACGACGCGCGCCGCGTCTAATCGCGTCACGCGGGCACGCTTCGTAGATGCAGGGACGTGTTTGACCACGAGGGTCGCATTCGAGCTCGCCTTGAATTCTTTAAGGTAAGCCCCGTAGACGCTCGTGATGTTTGCGACCCGGTCACACGCGTGCAAGAGACACGCTACCAAGTATTCATCCTTGATCGCACGGCGAAACCCGTCTATGAGCCGCGCATTCTCGGCCGTAAAGTACATGCGGGCCGGAGGGCCATACATGGCACTGATGTATCCTTCGGTCGGAGTTACTTCTGGAATGGAGGGTCGGATTGCTGGGGGGTCAAACTGTGCTTTAAGAAAGATGTATGCATACTGCTCCCAGTCGTTCACGAATATGGCATCGAAGAATTCACAAGCGGCTGCGGAAAAGGCGCCCGTGCCCGCAAAAGCATCTAATAAATTCCACTCGCGGTGATCTGGCCATTTACGGCATATGTGTTCGATCAGCACGGGTGCAAGGGTCTTCTTTGACCCTATATAATGCATTATGGGTCTAGCGATTCGAAACTTTAAGTCCGGACGATGTGAGAATGTTGCCGATGCTCTCGTGCACGTACAAGCACGTCACCGCTGCTGTGCTGCATGCACCCACCTTGATATCGAGCTCTGCAAATCGCCTGAATAACGCCTCGTTTGAATCAAGTGGTAGTTTGAACCCCCGAATCTTTCGGTCTACCGGCTTGGCATCCATTGCCCAAACTCTTGCTGCCGTTTTCACGGACTCGTATAGGTCACCACCGAGCTTTCGCCCAACCTCCGTGTCGAACATGAGGCCACGTTGGCATGTGGGGTCGACCCCCCTCTTGAACCTCTCCCAATTGATTCCTTCGAGCACAGCCGGAAATACGAGCACGTGGAGCCCGTGCTCAAATGGCATGAGCGACTTTTTAATGGACTTGTCGTCGAGGTTAACGCCGTAATCAAACCAGATGATTCGTTCACCCGTCTTGATAAGTTTGGGCAGACCCGTCTTATCCTCGACAAAGTGAAAGTCGACGTGGCCCGTGCACTCTGCCTGGATTCTCATCATCGACAACATGGTCATGGTCGCGATAGACTTGTTGCGCATCACGGCGACGACATGGACTGTCATTACATCACTCGGCCGCCAAAGCTTTAAGACGCTCTTCGAGAATGCCGCCGAAGCGCACATTCCCGACGTGACCTAAGGTCGTGCAGCAGTCTGCGTGGATTTTGCCCCCGATGTGTTGCCAACGGCGACAAAACGCATAGTCCTCGGACAGATAGCGGCGCGTCTCCGGGTCGATCATACAGTCAAACACGGCGCAATAGCCGTCGTCGGCGGCGTGGTCTCGATTTTGATGGTCGTTTCGACAGTTGAGCTCCGGGTACGCCTCGAACATCTTTGCAAAGACCGCACGCTTGATGAGCATGAAACCAGTAGGTCCATCCAAAACCTCCACAAACCCATCGTCCGTGACGGGTGTCGTGGCCGCTTTCAAGTTCATCACCAGGCTTGCGGCGTGCAATGCCGGATCCTTCAAGCCATCCTCGGTGGCCGCTTGGTCCCACATGATGCACTTCTTGGGATAGGCCGCGACAGCCACGTCATACCCACTCTTCATAAGGCGCAACACGGACTCGGGGTCAAAATGGATGTCCGCGTCGATGAACATGAAGTACTCTGCGGCTGTCGTGTTATAGAATCTCGCGACGGACAAATTACGCGCGCGATGCACGAGCGACTCGTTCTCGGTAGTGTCCATGATCAGGCGGATCCCGTTTCGCATGCAGAGAGCTTGCAGGCGAAATATGGACGATGCATAAGCCTGTAGACACAAGCCGCCGTAGCACGGTGTCGCAACAAATAGCGTTGCCATTACACAACAAGTCACACAATCTCCTTAAGTTCCTGGCGCACGATAGACTCGATCTTCTTCAGCGTCGGCCCGGACACGTCACAGATCTGGCAAATCTCCGCCTTGCTCGCACGACCCTCGAGCATGATGAACATCACCGCGCACGCGACCGCCTTGGGCGTGCGGCCCATGAGCTTCGGCGAGTTCTCCAACTTGTGGCAGGTCGAGACGATCTTCATCTTCATGCGGCCACGCTCGCTGTCCGATAAGCACGTCACGGTGTTGAAGAAGCGGCTGATGAGCGCGGCCGGAGTCGTCACGTTGACGTCTTGCTCCGGCAGCACCTCTTGGAAAATGTCATACGTGCGGCTGAGGTCGCGCGCCGGAATGCCAAATGCACTCGCAATCTCTTGCGTCGTGCGTGCGATGTTGAACTCGTGGCACGCCTGGTAGACGCAGTTCGCCTTGATGCCCTGGCGCACGGCGCCGCGCGTGAGCTTGCCCTCGCTGAACTTGCGGTACTTGATCTTAATCTGGTAGATGACGTTCGGCGGCAGGCGCAGCTGCGAGGTGCAAATCTCCTCGAGCCCCGTGTACGCCTTGTAGAGCGCGCGGTCGCGGTGGCCCATCGACATGTTGAAGTTCATGCGCGAGAGGCGCTTGTTGCTCGCGGAGCCGCGCGGCCCGGCCGTCATGATCGTGCCCATGCTCAGCGCGGCCGAGAAGAGGTCCAGGTTGGTCGCGATGCCGACGCGGCACGCATCCTTCTTGGTGCCGTTGTCGTCGGCGCCGCCGCCCCTCCACTCAGGCTCCGTGGATAGCCATGCCGAGTCACAGCGACCGCAGGAGGTGCACACCGGGATGCCGTCGTGATCATTGAGCACCTTGGTGCCGCCGCAGACGCAATCGAATTCTGCGTCGCTCGTGGACACGGTGCACTCAGGCGAGGCACGGCACGTGTCAAAGTCGGCCCAGATTTGTGCGAACATGGGGCGAGTGGGGGTGGGAATTATGGGAGGTGCGCCCTGGTGAGGTGTGAAAAACCTATTTTTCTAGTAATGGAACCTCAAGTGATCGATCGGATCGCGTCGGCCAAAGTCGAATCTATCATTGATAAGGCCCGAAGCTTTAATTTCATGAACGTGTTTGCACTGGTCGCGATGATTGGACTGGGATTGTTCCTTTACAGACGCTTCAAGATGAAGCAAGTGACAAAGCCGCCATCGTTCGTGCCATCGGCCGCCGTCCCCGATACGCCATCAGCCCCTGTAGAATCACCCAAAGAAGAATAAATTCTTACCTATTTGTAATGAACAACATTGCTCTACGAGCTCTGCCCCCAAAAAATCAATATGTGGAGATTAAGCGTCGGGCAGGCGCATCGCTTGCGCGCCGCCAGGCATGGCCCAACAATTGGAAGAACCTCAGTGCGAGTGAAAAAGCTTACATAGAAAAGTGGAAAAAATATAACATTGGATCTGCACGGGGTAAAGCTTATATGAAAGGAATTCAAGACCGAAAGCATCTCTTATCGGCGCTCGGAACAGGTTTGCACGCTAATGTGATGAAGCAAATGAAAGGGAAATCTAATCAAATGTACGAACTGCTTCCAAAAACCCGAAACGGGACTCCGCAAGCCATATCTCTGCTCTTAAATGGCGGTAATAGATACAAAAAATCGGGTGGCGTGCGAACAGCAGCGGCAAAGGGTCTCGGCTTTTTTGGACCGACTCACAAAAGTGAAAAGCTCGATAACAAGCACGAATGGATGCTCAAAAGATGGCGTGCTAAAGTGAAGGCGGCCCCGGCCCTCGAGATGGATGCCAACGCCAGGGGGCTATCAAATAATCGGAAGACGGTTCGTGTCGTCCGCAACTCCGGCGAAAATGTCTGGAGGATTAAGAATAAAAGCCTCGAAAAAAACTACCTTGTCATGTCCAACTCCCACAACAATAGCAAACCATCCTTTTTCTTCTTTGCCAAAGACCCGTCCACCCGTCCACCAGTCCATTCATTTGCATTCGCACCGACACCAGGTCCTTTTGTCCCACTAAAAAATTGAGTCAACGATGTTGTACTTTAGACACCTCTTCGAATCGAGATACAAGTCGTGTCGGAGTAACTTCTTCAACTTCTTCTCGGGAAGATCGGTTTCGTGTGCATAAATAGCCCGAAAACGCCTCATGTAGGTTGTCAAGTTCTTCATCTCATCCTTGACCTCCTCAAACTTGCCCCAAAATCCATCCGTGTTCAGTTGATGAATGAGCACGTATGAGTTTTCAGTCATGGTGCGATGCCGCCCACCCAGCAGGATGAATGTGGCGGCCGATGCACACACGCCATCGGCGACCGTCGTGATCCGCACATTCTTCCGCAAACTCTTCAGGCAATCCATAGCGCTCAACCCTGCAAAGATTTCACCACCGTCGCTTTTGATGAAAATCCGGATCGAGGGCTTCACATGAGTCAACCCGAGCTCAAGGTGCTTGACAGTAAGCTCATGGGCGAGCTTCCGGACTTTCATATTGAGCTCGAGTACGGTGTACTCGTCGACGCTGCAGTGGAAGTAAATGTCCGACCCCTGAACCTTTACGAAAGATTCTGACTCGGCGACAGTCTCGGCGTCTTTGCTACACATTTCTTTAGAGTTGCAAGTGCCTTTGCTTTTATCTTGCGGTCCAAGGCGATGTGGTTCATGACGTCCAGGTCTTGATTCTCGAGCTCATAATCATTTAACAGCCTGGCCGCCTCGGGCGAGTCCGTGACACAATAGTCGCGCAAGACGAGCAAGGCGTGTACGTCGAGCGTGTACGCCGTCGTGCGCCTCGACAAGGCTCTCACCTTCTTGGTGCGCATCCGTCCATTTTGAAACTTGGTCCACATGCTCCCGGGCCTCATTTTCGTAGTATCGAGTCGGTGCCCGAGCTTGAACGCCGGCCATATACAAGCATCGACCGTGAAGTAAGGCATCAGCTCCCAGGCGCCGTCATAAATCAGGTCGTCGACGACGCTCGCACGACTCAGCGACTCGGCAATGTCTGCGATTTCGTCGAGGGTGATCCCTTGGGCGTCCACGTAGTTCTCTTGGACGACTCCGTACAAGTACCCGTGCTCGTGGACCTGGTCGCCAATGAATGAAACCGGGTTCACCTCGGGGGAGTCTTTTCCGAGAAGTGAGTACACAAATTGCCGCGGCGTCTGGAAGATGTCGTGAAAGTCCGTCGTGAACTCGAGTGCTTGGAGAAACCGGCGAATGTCCCCGCTACAGTCATCGGCAAGCCGTTTCAGGGTGTTTGTAGGTGCACGCCCTTTACCAATCTCGGCAATCTCCGAGACGCTCTTCCAGGGGATGTTCCACGTGTGCACGTGAAAGTCGAGCACGACGGGCACCTGGGACGCTATGACAAACATGCCGGTCGACGGTGGCCCAGTTAATTCTCGCAGGCCGACAAGATCTGATACGGTTTCGAATTCGTCAAGGATGATCGGGAGGTGTGACCCTCGCACGCGCGCCAGAAACTCGAGTGTGCTTTGCTTGCTCTTCAGGATCTCATAGTCGAGCGTGATGAATAAGGACGGGCCAAACATGTGTTGAAGGGTCCACGTCTTGCCTATGCCGGGTTTGCCGACAATCGCAAGGGTGCGGTGCTCGCGCGGGTAGTCTACAACAGTATTTTGATCACACTGTCTAAGGTAACGATCCATGGAGAAGGAAGAAGAGTCGTTGACGAAGCAGATGCTCAGTATGGTTCTCGAAAATAACGCGATACGAGAGGCAGTCCAGCCTTACATGATAGGTTGGATGGTTTTTAATACCCTCACCTTCATCTTGCTCGTCTATATATCTTTAAAATTGTCCATGGGTACGAGATGATCATTCTGACCAAGTCGCCGAACAGCAAACACAAATGGCGCGCAACATTTCCAGACGGTCGCAAGGTGAATTTCGGTCGCCAGGGGTACAGTGACTATACGAAGCACCGTGACAAGGCGCGGATGTTGCGTTACCTGGCTAGACACCAGAAGCGCGAAAATTGGGGAGTCACAGGCCGATACACCGCAGGCTTTTGGTCCCGATGGGTACTATGGTCCGAACCGACACTTCAAAGAGCCGTGCGTCGCACACAGCGGCTCATACGAAATAAAATTATTGTACAATAACAATGGAGTCTAAGCAGAAATTTTGGATTGCTGTAGCCGTCGTCTTTTTCTTCGTAATGCTGTTTTCGGCATCGAAAGTGTATAAGGCTTCGAACGAGTCCGAGCCCAACAAGAAGTGGCTTCCACTCGGCGCAACCATCGCGAGCTTTTTCGGCCTCTGTATCGGCCTTTACATGGGACTGAAAAAACCAGCCACTGCCAACGTCACGCCATTAGGCGTTGGTAATGTACACACGCCACAGAACAATTCGAATGGTCTTCAGAAAGTTAATGGTTATCCTGTGTCACGGACATAGTCGCCGAAAGTGCCCTGAACAACTCGGGAGTGTCTCGCGTATCGAAGTTCATCGTGTTCCCCGCTTGGATCCCCATAGAAGCGCCAACCTCGAACGCATCTTGGTTCGCGCCGAGGTATGTGAAGGTCCACCCCTTGCTCGTCGCGTGCTCGATCAAGTCTTTGACGTGCGCCCGCGTGTACACGTGGCTCGAGTTCTCTTGGCCGTCCGTCAAGATGATGCACGTCGCCGGTTCGGTGAATTTCTTCATAGTCTGCCCTATGGCATCAAGCAAAGCGGTTGACCCGCGAGGCACGAACGTCTCGGAGGTCAACGGCTCGACATCGGCGATCGGTTTGTTCACGTACACTTCGGAGTATTCGTGATCAAACAGGATCAGGGTCATCGTTCCTCCAAATTGCTTTTGGGAGTCGATGAATGCGTTATAGCCCCCGATCGTATCGGCGCGGCAACTCTCCATGGAGCCCGAACGATCAAGAATGAAAATCCGGGACGTCATGGTTTATATGTAATCCGGGGAAACCTTTATTTCAGTGGGCGACGTCTCATTAACATCTCATTAAACTTGTTGTAGTGCAATAGCTTGGGTGCACTATTTGCGCGTTTCGTTGGCGATTTTCTCATTGGCGATTTTCTTTTGTGCCGGTACACCCTGCTCTGTATCACGCGCATAGGCAGCTGGCTACCACCCCGAAAGTAACTGGTGACTTGTCGCATCCGAGGGGCGCTTACGCGAGCGGGAGCACTCCCTCTGCGGGTATGAGTGGGAGTTGGGGATCGATTATTATTGTGATTGTATCCGTAGCGGCGCACTGCATTCCCTCGAAGATCTCCCTGTATAAGAGATCGCAACATGAGTAATTGGCGCCTTGTCTGCATTTAAGAGTTGACAACAAAATAATCTCAAGGGACCGTAGATGGACGGTCATGACGACTCGTTTTATGTCTATGATCTAGCCATACTCAGGCTAGCATATTCTGAATGGGTCAGATCATTCCCTGCTATTCGGCCATTTTACGCGGTCAAGTGCAACCCGGACGAGCGAGTCTGCGAAACCTTGGCCAACTTGGGTTGTTCGTTCGACTGTGCAAGCCCTGCCGAGATTGAACTCGTCATGGATCTCGGAGTGCAAGACGACCGAATCATATATGCAAACCCGTGCAAACACCCACGGGACGCTGCAATGTACGGTAACCTCCTGACGACATTCGACTCTGAATCGGAGTTGACCAAGTTGGGCACCGGGTCCAGTGTCCTTTTAAGGATTCGAGAAGATGATCCGGAGGCGCGCTGCAACCTCGGCGTGAAGTATGGCGCCCAAGAGAACCAGTGGCGCAGTCTCATCGAGATGTGCAAGTTTCTCGGCCACAATCTCGTCGGTATCAGCTTCCACGTCGGCTCGTTGGCCAAGAGCCCGCGGTCGTATGTGAATGCGCTCGCCAAAACGCGCGCGGCTATGGACCTGGCGATATGGTTCGGGTTCCATCCGACGATAGTCGATATCGGGGGTGGGTTTTCAACCAAAAACATCAAGTACTTGGCTCCTCTTATCAACGAGGCACTGAGCCTCTATTTTCCGGTAGACTTTACGATCATCGCAGAGCCGGGCCGCTTCTTTGCCGAGAATGTCGCGACGCTCTTCACGCCGGTGATTGGGATCAAGGATGACAATGTGACGATCAGCGAGTCTCTGTACGGGTCGTTCAACTGCATTTTGTTCGACCATGCAACCCCCGAAATCAGTTTGGTCGTTGGTGCAGATGGATTTGAGATAAGCGGAGCAAAGTCGCGACGGCGCATCTTTGGGTCAACGTGCGACGGCGCCGACATTATATCGAACGGTTGCCAACTTGTGGATGTCACGATCGGAGATTGGCTTGTTTGGGCGGGGATGGGGGCATACACAAGCGCTGCGACGACCGCATTCAACGGAATGCCGTTCAATGCTCGCTCAAAGCTTTACCTCAATTAAAGCCGTCGACGGTACAATGAGTACGCATGGCACTCAATGTCTATCGGCTGGTCCCGAATGCTATCCTACCGGTGCGCAACACACCTGCTGCAGCAGGATACGACCTGTTTTCGACCGACGGATACACCATACAGCCCGGGCACCGCGTCGTTGTGTCGACCGGAATCAACCTCCAACTCCCGCCCGGAACCTATGGTCGCATTGCTCCTCGCTCTGGATTGGCCGTGAAGCACGGCTTGGACGTGGGCGCGGGTGTTATCGACCCGGACTATCGCGGCGAGGTCAAAGTAGTTCTATTCAACCACGACCCACGCAACGCATTTGTCATCCGTCCGGGGTACCGCATCGCACAGCTGATCCTCGAGAACTTTGTCGAGGCGGAGGTCATCGATTGCATCCACCCTTAAAAGTACTAATTCCCAAAAGAAGAAGAATGCCCCGCCGTCTGCGGTCCCCCAACGGCTTCGAGGTCCTCGTCGGCCTCGACGCTGTCGAGAATGAAAAGTTGTCGATCGGCTATGCACGTGGCCACGACCTCTGGTTCCATGCACACGATTGTGCCGGCTCGCATGTCCTTTTAAGATTAGACAAGGGCACGTTGGTGCCGCGCGGCGATATTGAGTGGGCGGCGGGTGTCGCTGCGTGGTACAGCAAGCAAAAGGGGCCGGGGCGCATTCGTGTCACCGTCGCGACCGGGACCGACATCAGCAAGCCACCCAAGTCGCCCAAGGGTCTGGTCGCGTGCGCGTCGAAGCGCTTCATCGCAGTGCAGTGTGTTAAGGTTTAATGCCCATGTACAATTAAATGTCGTTTCAGGCTGTCGCATGGGAAGGGTCTGACCCGATAGATGACCCGGACGACGGCCACTATACCGTTCGTATATACGGTCGGAGCGAGACGGGCAAATCCGTCTCGCTCGCGACTCACTTTCACCCGTACTTTTTCATCAAAATTCGTCGCGAGCACAATGTGAATGCGCTGCGCGTCGCGCTCCAAAGCCACTTCAAAGGGGCCCTCACCGGGTTTCGCGAGCAACAATCGATTGACCTGTGGGGGTTCCAAAACGGCGCGCTTTCACGCTTCGTCCGCGTCGAGTTCCGGACGCACAAGGCGATGCGTGGCTGCGTCTGGTCCATCGAGCACATCAAAGAGCGAGACGAACGTTGGGACGACCTCGCGTCGTTCGGACAGCTCAAAGTGTACGAGGCTAACTTTGACCCGGTGTTGCGGTTCATGCACGTCACGAACATCACCTCGACCGGGTGGGTCGATCCCGGCCCAAACTGCGAGCCCGACCTTGACGCCTCGTGCGATATCAACCTGTTCTGCCCAAACTGGAAGGTGCTTCGACCGGTGGCCCGCGACGACATCGCACCGTTGCGTGTCGCATCCTTCGACATAGAGTGCTACTCGTCGACGGGCGAGTTCCCCAACCCGGCCGTGCCCGGCGACGTGTGCTTCCAGATTGGTATCACCTCGTCGGTGTTTGGTCGGGACGACGGCCGCACGCGCAAGTGCCTCTGCCTCAAAGAGACGGACGCGCCCGATTGTGAGTCGTTCACGACCGAGCGCGCGCTCCTCGAGCGGTTCGCCGAGTACTTGCGGGAGCTCGATCCGGACATTCTGACCGGTTGGAACATCTTCGGCTTTGACCTAGAGTACCTACAAGTTCGCACCGTCTTTGCCAAGTGTTCATCCGGGGCGCACGTATGGGGCCGGCTCAAAAACACGCCGGTCAAGCTCGTCACGAAGAACCTGAGCTCGAACGCCCTCGGAAACAACGTGCTCAAGATGGTGCCGATGAACGGGCGGTACGTGTTTGACCTGTTCCAGGATATCAAGCGTGAGCACAAGCTCGAGTCCTACTCGCTCAATAACGTCTCGAAGCATTTCCTGAAAGACTCGAAGCTGGACATGCCCGTCAAGGAGATTTTCCGGCGGTACCGCGAGGGCACGCCGCGCGAGCTCGGCGAGGTTGCCGAATACTGTATCAAGGATACGGAGCTGCCGCTCGAGCTCATGGCCAAGCTCTGCACCGTGCCGAACCTGACCGAGATGGCCAAGGCGTGTTGGGTCCCACTGTCCTTTTTGAGTGAGCGCGGGCAGCAGATCAAGGTGTTCTCACAGATGGTGCGCAAGGCGGGTGAGCTCGGGTTCCTGATCCCGACGATTCGCGTCGACCCGCGCACGCTCACAGACGACAAGTACGAGGGCGCGACGGTGCTCGAGGCGCAAACCGGGGCGTACTACACGCCAATCACGGCGCTCGACTTTGCGAGTCTGTACCCGAGCATCATGTGCGCGCACAACCTGTGCTACTCGACCATGGTGATGCACCCGAAGTTCGACAACTTGCCGGGCGTCACGTACGATCAGTTCGGGCCGTTCCGGTTTGCGCAAGCCCCTGCGCCCTCGCTCTTGCCTGCGATTCTCACCGAGCTCAAGGCGTTTCGCAAAAAGGCCAAGCGGGACATGGCTGCCGCGGAGGGCACGCCGATGGAGGCTGTCTACAACGGCAAGCAGCTCGCGTACAAAATCTCCATGAACTCGGTCTACGGGTTCACCGGTGCCCAGAAGGGTATGCTGCCCTTGGTCGCCATTGCAAGCACGGTCACGATGCGCGGCCGTCAGATGATCGAGGAGACGAAGCAGTACGTCGAGGCAAACTTCCAGGGCGCGAACGTGCGGTACGGGGACACGGGTAAGTCATTCGAAGCCTTGCCGCGCGTCGACATGCATCTGACACACCTCTTACAGACTCGGTGATGGTGGAGTTTGACGTGCAAGGGCGCAAGGGCCAGGACGCGATCGACTACTCGTGGGTCCAGGGCGAGCTGGCCGCCAAGGCGTGCACGAAGCTCTTCAAGGCGCCGAACGAGCTCGAGCTCGAGAAGGTGTACTGTCCTTACTTTTTGTACAGCAAGAAGCGGTATGCCGCCAAGATGTACGAGAAGAAGGGTGACGCGGTCGTGTTCAAAAAGGTGGACGTCAAGGGCTTGCAGGTGGTCCGGCGCGACTCGTGTCTGTACGTGCGCGAGACGCTCAAGACGCTCCTGGACCTGATCCTTGAGTCGGACGATCCTCTGCCGGCGATCGAGTGCGCGCGGGCCGCAGCCAAGACGCTCACGCGCGGACACGTGCCGATCGAGAAGTTGCTCATGAGCAAGCAGCTCGCGAGCAGCTACAAGGTGAAGATGCCGCACGTCGAGGTTCGGGACAAGATCCGCAAGCGCGCGCCGGGCTCGGAGCCGCAGCAAGGCGACCGCGTGTCGTTCGTAGTCGTCGAGCACCCGTCAAAGATGGCAAAGATGTGGGAAAAGGCGGAGGATCCAGCTTGGGTCATCGAGCGGTCCATCCCGATCGACTACAAGTACTACTTTACGAACCAGATGCGCAAGCCCGTCTGTGACCTTCTGGAGCCGCTCGTCGGCCACAACCCCGAGGTGACAATCTTCAACCCACCAAAGCCCGGTAGCCGCATCACAGACTTTTTCAGCGCGGACGTATTTAAAAGCAGCACGAGTTAATACGGTATGGAGGAACAGATTCACCGCCTCATCGAACAGGAGGTTGCGCGTCGTGTCGACCTGAAGGTGACACAAGTCTTGGGTGTCGTATCCAAGACCTATGACGTCTCACTCCAACGGCTCCTCAAGGATGCGAGTAGCGTCGACCCCGTCGACGTAGTAGAAGAGAGCGGGCGGAAGCAGTGCCTCGGGTTGATAGCCAAGGGCCCTCGTTGCAACCGGTTCGGTGGCGCCAATGGCTACTGCAAGATTCATCAAGGGCAAGCGCCGGTCGTGAGAAGCTTGGCACCACCGGTCATGACGATCGTCCAACACACGCACTCGTTGCCGCCGCTCTTCCTTGCCGGGTGTCCAGCATGCGAACAACATAACAAAAGCCGCTTAAACGTTTGAGTGTCTATGTCGATAAGAAGAAGAATGAGTCGAAAGTCAGACTTGCTGCTCGAGTCTCTGTCACGGTTCTTTGATGTGCCCGCGAACGGCGAGCAGTTGCAGGATATCTTGGCACACCGACAAGGCATATCGTTGCGGAACCTAGAGTGGTTCGTGACAAACTATTCCAAAAACAGACAGGTCACCTACCAGACCAAGACCGGGAAGACGTTCACGGTGCACATGGCGTACAAATCGAGCCTCGACGGGTACTCCAAGAAGTTGTTCGACCCGTTCTGCCGGACGGAGCGCATCCAGTTTCAAGGGTTGACAACCACGGTCGCCCAACTCAATTTCATTCGGTGGTGCATCACGAACGGTATCATCGAATACCTCATCACAGAAAAGGGAGTCTTGCGTACCCGCCCTGAAACTCGAGAACCGTGTAGCCATAGTAGTAAAGGTTCAGGTTGTAGTCCGACTCTAGTTCTGCCAGGTATCGTCGATTGAACACGAGTTGTAGAGATGTAGATTGTGAGTTTAATTTAGAAAAGTTGACATACCCTCCCTGATTGTACTCTTTCGGACTAAGCCCAAAGGAGTACATGTAGATGTTCTTTGCTGGTACCGAAAGCCCGTGCTCCATAGGTTGCTTGAATGAAAAGTACAACCCACCCTGGAAGGTTGATAAGACGTCCACATTATTCAGGGTAATCTTAGCAGTCTCGATCGTATCGATGTAATTGACCACGCCGGAGGTGAACGTCAACGGAACGGCCGCCCGAATGTAGTCTGTCGTGTAGCCGTAGCTGTACCGCGTGTCGAAGAAGTTTTCATTCAGACTCTCGTACGAGTTCTTCCGGATGAACCACGCGAGCATCTGGACAGGGAAGCTCGCCGTGAGACTCAGGTTGGCGACGCCATTGGTGAACTTCAGGGTTGATTCCTTTCGCACCTTGTTAATGATGAGCTTGATCGGATTGGTCATGTAGTAAATGCGTTCGGGGTCCGAAAGCTTGATTTCCTCTATGATGAGTGACGGTTTGATCAGTTCAACGGGGGTTGGGGAGTTTGTAAACCAGGCACTCGGGTGAAACTTGATCCGGATGTAAATCTTTTGATTCAGGACGGCACATATGGGAAAGTACGGGCGTCGCAGGCGTTCGTGTTTGCCTTTTCCGTTTGAATGGCGCCGGCAGAAGAACAACTCGAGCGGGATGATAATCTTCCCGGGGTTGTTTGTGGAGGTTGTCGCCCCGCCGTTGACAGCCGAAAACATCGTCCGCTGCTCGTCGGCATCGAGAAAGAGTTGGTCTCGAATGTTATACCAATCATCATTCAATGTCTCTATGACCGTCTCATTCACGATAAAGTCAATCTGGCTTATGAGCGCCCGGCCAACCTGGTTCGCATACTTGAACCGCCCGCTCAATGGCGGAAGTGTGCACTGTAGGTGCATGTTCGACATGAGATCCCCGAGCTCCGTCGGCTTCAACTCCATCGTGATGGTCTGCCCGACAAATACAGTACCGGCCAAGGGAACGACCCGTTGATACATCATGTAGTTTGTGTGCATCGGATACCCCGGATTCCACCTCGAAGAGTCGAACCCCTCGCCCGTGACGTACTTTTCTTGCGGGCCGATTGCGTGCAGAGAGAGGATCGCACCGGCGTCTGCTCCTTTCCCGGTGATCTCTGTATATTGCTCTTCGGGTGGGACTACATCCTTAATCCCCGTGTTCAAGTCACGCAGGGGCGCTTGATTGCCACCCCGGATAGGCCCCTTCTCGGGTATGGGGAGATCCCTCAATTTGATGTCGTTGATTTTGGCCGGCACAAACGTAGTTGACATTTTCGGACCACTCACGGGAACGTTCGTAAAGTAAACTGCGGCATCGCGGTTTGGCGTGGTCACATCAAGGGTCGCCGACGAAAGGTATGCATTCGAGAATAACCTAGGCTTAATCTGGGTTATGACACGACCGGGCAAACTCACGAATCGTTTCACAGTCCCGGATAGTCCGTTTGGCAATTCAGATACGGTCCAGTCTTTATAAAAGCCATCCGGTGGTATCTTGGTGAAGAAAAGGATTGGTGTGTTCTGTTGGACGGTGTAAAAGCCAGTCACAAAGCCGGTCGCCTGGGTGTTGACAATGACTTGTTGACCTGGTGGATACAGTGTCGCGGCCGTGACGTATTGCTTTTCGGTCGATATCGTCTGAGATGTGCTCACGGCAAAGTCAAACTCCCACCGGTCCGGGCTTGTCCGAACACCCTTGACTTCGGCATTCCCCTTTATACCTGTTAGACCCTGGATGGTCCACCCGGCCGTAATGGAAAAGGCTTCCGGGTATGGCGTGTCTGCCGTGAATGTGATTGTGTCTTCGTCTTTTAGTGTGTAATACCCGTTCACTTGGATAGGGATGGGTGGGATTGCCTGTGCGGTGTCTTTCGCTTTCGGTTGACCCGTGAAAAAGTCACGCACTTCATATGCCGCGTCCTTAAGAAAAGGTTCCATTACAAAACGCTCATATTATCTTCCCACAAACGAGACACGGATTTGTCCTTGAGAGTCTCCATCGCGTCACGTGCCCGTCGCACCTTTGCGAGCAAGGATGCAATCTCCTCGGCCGTATAACCCGACGTGCGGATGTCCAAGAGCTGGGGCACGTGCTCTCGCGCAAAGCCAGCCGTGGCCATGTCCGCCTCGAGGTCAGACTTGGTCCTACGGAAAACGAGCAAGTCGCCCGTGGTCACGAGGCTGATGAACCGAGCCTTCTCGCCGAGCCAGTGAGCCTCGGTCTCGAGCTCTCGCAGCAGGTGCGCCTTGCGCTTCTTGTAGAGGTCGTGCCGAATGCGGATATAGTCGACCAGGATATCCTCCGGGCTCGCAAACTTTTGAACGGCGCCGTTCGAGCCAATCAGGTACATGTTGCTCGTGTGAATCGTCTTGGCCAGGCCCAGGTCCTTCACCGGGTCGCTGAGCTCGCCGACGATGCGAAAGTCCGGGGCGGACTCTGTCGAATGGTTCTCGTACCGGAGAATCGTCCCCTTCTCGACGAGTGCGTCCAGGTGCTCCTTGAAGTCCTGAATCCACTTGCCCGGGGGAAGCTCGGTGACGCGGACGCCGTCGCTCGTGCGCTTCCACGTGCCCTCCAGGACCCAAGAGCCCGGCGAGTCCTTTTTGGCGGTCGTCTTGCCGGTGAAGCCCTTGAAGAACGGCACCATGGGCAGGAGTGGCACACGAGCGAGCGCGTTCTTGATGTTCTGCTTGATCACCGCGGGGTCGTACGGGGGCACGTAGCACGAGAAGCCCGTCCCGATACCCTCAGCGCCGTTCACCAGGATCATGGGGAGGACCGGTGCATAGTACTCCGGCTCGACCGTCTGGCCGTCGTCGACGACGTATGACAGCACGGCGTTATCCTCCGCGTCAAAGAGCGCCTTGGTCTGCGGGCTCAGGCGCGTGAAGATGTAACGGGCGCTCGCGTGGTCTTTGCCACCTTGCAGGCGCGTGCCAAACTGACCACTCGGCTCGAGCAGATTCATGTTGTTCGCACCGACAAAGTTCTGCGCCAGGTTGATTATCGTCCCTTGGAGGCTCGCCTCGCCGTGGTGGTACGCGGTCTGCTCGGCGACGTAGCCGGACAGCTGCGCGACCTTCATGTCGGTCGTGAGGCCTCGCTTGAGGCACGCGTAAATCACCTTGCGCTGGCTCGGCTTGAGGCCGTCGGCGACGTGCGGGATCGAGCGCCGGATGTCCTCGACCGAGAAGCACGCGAGGTCACGGTGGACAAAGTCGGTCACGCCCAGTGCGTTGAGGCTGCCGTAAGGAACCCCGGGCGGAGGCGTCGCCATGTGCCCGCGGAGCCACGTCTTGCGCTCGTCGGCCTGCGACTTGGCAAACGCGAGCACCATCGAGTCGTCCATGGCGGCGTCCGGCGTGAACTTGACAGTCAACCGGTCAATCTGGCCAAAGTACTCCTTGGCCTCGGCGCTCGTGGACGTGCCCAGCCCCTTGTAGTACTTGACGGCACCCTTGGCCGGACCGGCTGCGCGGAACGCATCCTCGGTGAAGTACCACTGCTTGCCAGCCTTGATCACCGGGGTCACCATGGACACAACAAAGCCCAGACGAATCAGCGACGGCCAGAACACGTGGAACATGTTGAGGACGAGCCCCTTGATGTGGCTCCCGTCCAAGTCCGCGTCGGTCATGATCATAAGCCGGCCGTACCGTAATTCTCTAAGCGAATTGTAAACCTTGCCATGCTGCAGCCCGAGTATCTTCTTCAGATCGTTGAATTCGGCATTGTCAGCCACTTGCTTCGTCGACGCGTCGCGCACGTTCCGCGGCTTGCCACGAAGCGGGTAGACCCCGTACGTGTCGCGCCCGACGACGCTCAGACCCGCGACCGCCAGCGCCTTGGCCGAGTCACCCTCGGTAATCACAAGCGTGCACTCGTCGCTCCGGCTCGTGCCAGCCCAATTGGCATCGTCGAGCTTGGGCACGCCCGTGATGCGCGACTTTTTGGAGCCATCCGTCTTCTTCAGCTCCCGCTCAGCCTTGGCAGCGCCGAGCGAGACGAGGTCGTCGAGCACGCCCGTCGCCAGGATATCCTTGACGAACTTGGGCTTGAGTTCGATGAGCTCGGCTATTTTTGACGTGCACTCCGCCTTGGTCTGGCTCGAGAATGTCGGGTTGATGATCGTGGCCCGGACAAACACGAAGAGGCTCGCGCGGATTTGGAACGGACGCGAAGACGCGACGCGCTTGTCCTTCAGAATCTCGGCGCACACCAGCGACGCGACGCGCTCGACGTGCGTCCCGCCCTTGGTCGTCGCGATACCGTTCACGAAGGAGACTTGCTCGAACTGTCCAGTGGTTGAATGGCCCACGACAATGTCGAATGTGCCCGTGTGCATCTTGGCGACGGGCACGTCCGGGCCGAGGTAGCGCCGCGCATAGTCCTCGAGGTCGCGCACGCTCAGCTGCGCGTCGTTGAACGTCACCTTGGATTTCGTGCACCAAAGCGCTGCGTCCCACGTGCGCTTCTCGACGAGCGCACCAAAGTCCCCCGCGCCGCCGAAGCGCTCCCAGTCCGGCACAAAGTCTATGCGGACGCCACAGGCGCTCGCGGCAGCCTTGGTGATGACGGGAAGACCACGGACGCTCATGTTCTCGCGCCACTCTTGCGTGTAGCGTTGGCCGGCGTTCTCGACCGTGATGCGAAACAGCTTAGAGAAGACGTTCGCGAGCTTGGCGCCGTAGCCGTTTCGTCCACCGGTGACGCGCTCCTCAGTGTCGTCGTAGTTTGAGCTCGTGAGCAGGTGGCCGAAGAGCATCTCGGGGATCCAGAGGTCTTCGGTCTCGTGGCGCTCGATCGGGATGCTGACACCATCGTTCCACACGGACACCTCACGACCGTCGCGGAACTCGACACCGATACGTTTGACGCGCTTGGGGTTCAGTGACCATTGGTCGATCGCATTGACGAGCACTTCGTCGAAGATTTTGACGAGCGCCGGTGAGACGACTCGCTGTTCGTTCCAACATCGGACGGGTTCACGCGCCATGGAACCCACATAGGTGTCAGGGCGTTTGAGAATGTGTTCGACATGTGTGAGCTTCTCGTAGGTTCTCTTCATTTGTGAGGTATGGGGGTTTGTGTTTATCCACACAACCCGCGCATTGTGGCATAATCCATCTTACCATCTTGAAAGTCTTTAAGGGCGTCAATCTGAACCTGATCACCGAGTGCCACTGCAAAGTCCATCACGGTAATGGGCGGTGGGTCCATTATTCATCTATGGGTGTGATACTTTATGACGCTACCGGATGGCGTGATCACATCAAAAAATGTTTCACATGTCCATCCAGATGTATAAAACTTAAAACTTAAAGTTAACTTAAGTCTTAAAGTTCCATGGGATTTGGGTTTTTTCAAAACATTTTGTCCATGAGAACCTCGACGGGGTGGCCGTACTCGTGTGAGAGGTCAACGGCCGTCTTACCGGTCCGGACGAGCAACTTCTTCAGGCGGTGCTTCTGAGCGCGTTGTGACCGATCCTGAATGGCGTCTCGGACCGTGCCAGTCTGCTTAAAGACCCACAAGAGCTCGCGGTCCTCGATTTCGGACCATCGCGACAGCTTGGTGAGCTCGTGGAGGTTCGCACGCAAGACGCCGACGGCCCGCTTAAGGTTCGCCTCGTCGGACGGGTCATACTCGAGCCAAAACCGAGGCTTGAAAAGCAAGGAACCCATCGTACCGAATAATATCTTGTACACCTTATATATGGTGAAGATCAAAGACTTTATGAAAATGGGGTTTGGCTTGGGCATCGGGTCGAGCGCTGCATTCATCCCATTCATGTTCGTAGGTATTATGCTGCTCATGTTCGGTTACTCAATGCTGCTAAAAGCGCGCCGCGCCGGTTCGAGTGTCTATCCGGCATATGGTGTGATGGCATTAGGGTGTGCGATCGGAATGGGAATGGGAAGTGGCACCATTCTGTCCGGCATGAGTCAAAATTTTTGAGGTTCGGCACACTTCTCCACCCCCTCCCGAGCCCAAACCCAAATCCAAAGATGAACTCCCTCTGGCAGACGATCTATGCCGAGTCGGTGCGCCTCGAGCACCCCGAGCCCGAGAAGATGGCCGACTCGTGCATCCGCGCGCGCGAGCGCAGCATCGGGCTCAAGCTCAACCGGCGCTCAACCAAGCTCATCAGCAAGCTTCCGACTCACACGACACACGCCCGCACGCTCATCCACAAGTGTTGCGCGATCACGCTCGGCAACCGGCCGTGCACCGCGTCCGCGACTCAGGGTGGCTTTTGCGCAAAACATTTTGTGAAGCCCTTGTAGAGCCGCGCGATGGATTGGGACTATGTGTGGATAGCGGTGTTCATCAATTTTCTTATTGTATATATCGTGCCGCGCGCATTCAAAAAGCCCACAGGCATAAAGGTCCTAGACGACATTGTCTTGTATCTGAATGCCCAGAAGAGCTTCCTACTGTCTTCGAGCATCGTCTTGGCACTCGTAGTCTGGGCATCTCACTATTACATAGACAACAGGTCGGACTCAACCTCGGCCACGAGCCCAGAGATGAGGCCGTTTTCGGCAAAGTGAACCTTTTCCGTGAAGCAGCGTACCATGAGCGCGGTGAGCTCCTCGGTCGACGGGTGACCCCACTCGAGCTCGCGGGTGTACAGGAAATCGTCAAACCCAACCGGGCCCTTGGAGCACTTTACGACGTAAGGCGTCCGCACGTACTCCTTGAGCCCCCCGTAATCTGCAATGATGACGGGTTTGTTCCGAGCGGCAGCCTCGGCCGCCCCCATTCCGACCCCCTCGGAGTGGGAGCAGTTGACATAACAGTGACCGGCCGCGTGGACATCCTCCATCTGCGCATCGCTCAACACACCACCATTGATGATTCGGACACCCGGAAACTTCCAGCGAACCTCTTGTGCACACGTCGCCTTGATCAATAATTCAGCCTCGCCGGGCTTGAATTTGCACCGTACGAATGCCTCGAGCATACCCGTGATGTTCTTCCGCGGATCTTGGACATTGCCGATCGTGTAAAAGACGTACGGCGTACCGGCGACATACGGCGTGCGGACGATCGGGGTCGGCCCATTCACACAGTGACGAAGAAGCTTCCAAGTAGTCCCTGGGAACTGCCGCTGGAAGATTTGCCTGCAAAACTCGGACGCCGTATAGATCGTTCCGTACTTTTCGAGCAGGCCGTATGCAGGGCTCACCGGCTCGGTCTCACAGATGGTCATGTAGATCATCCGCGTGCAACGACGCGCGAGCGCATCAACCAGTGCCAATTGCTCCGGCACCGGGAGCACAAAGGCAAACCCGATCTCGTAGTGTTCACGCCTCGGCGTCTTGCTATACTCTACGTACTCGCCAAAGTTGCGAGCATACTGTTTCGTCACCTGGCCTATGCCAGAGAGGAGTGAAGGGCCTATGAAGAGCCGAGTTGGCACCGACGTGACCGTGCTCGACGAGCAGGAGTCTTCCGGTTGAGGCTTGCAAAAGTGACGGACCGTCTCGGCGACAACGGCACCACTGATGAATCCGAGACCGATGTTCATTCCTTGTTTTGGTATGGCCGATATGCTTTAAATCACGGGCAACGGTATGGCGCTCGCATCTATCTTTGCCATGACCGTCGCCGAGACGTTCGGGAACGTCAACCTCAAAAAGTTTGCACAGTCGGGTAATAGTGATCGACCGGCGTTCGCACGAGGCGTCGCCGGGTACGTGATTGTCCTTTACTTCCTCGTGAAGAGCTTGGCATCCTCGAGCATGCTGTACGTCGGTGCAATGTGGGAGGGGATGGTTACGATCATCGGCTCGCTCGTCGCGTACTTCGTCCTCGGCGAACGCTTCAGTCACTGGTCACAATACCTCGGATTGGTCCTCGCGGTTGTCGCGATGGCTCTTGTTCACCGCGGTGGAAAGCTAAAATAGAGACACGGCATGTTGATTGAGCATGGAGGATGTCCTCATCTTGATCCGCCAGAACATCCTACCCCGGCTCGATAATCTCGACGGAAGCATGCACGAGCTGCGCGAGGCGACATGGCCCATATGCCAAGGCTTGCGCGACGGGACGTGCCCGCTGCAACACTTCAAAGAGAAGAAGCGGGTTTTGCATTGGCTCCCGTTGGACGAAATCCGTAACTTGCTTCGGCGCAAGGCGGTCTTCATGGGCATCTCACAGGACCTCGTCCCGCAAGAGCTTCAGAGCATTCTGATTCACCGGGAGTAGAGCGTGAGCGTGTCATACGTCTTCTCCCTGTCGAGCAAGAGACGTTGGAACGTGCACGCCTGTTCGCCTGCTTCATACACCGTCTCTTGGCGGTCGCCGGTCGGGCCGGACGCCACGACGCGAAGCGGTGGGTAGATCTTCATAGTGTAGTCTGTCCGCGCTATGAGATGTTGCCCAACCCCGAGAACTCTCTGGACGTTTTCGCCGACGAGCGCCTTTGAAATGAGCCCTTCGCACATCACGGGTTCCGGTGCCGCCCCCGTGGCAGTCACAGTCGCGGGTGCAGACGCTGCCGCAGACGCTGCCGCAGACGCTGCCGCTGACGCGGGCGGGGTGTCATCGGACATTATGTAATATGCTGCCGAAAGTACAATTACAATTCCGGCAAGGGCTATGGCTATCCATTTCGAAATAGCTGGGGTAGCAGGAGGGGTTGCCATCTTTACATGTAAAAGTAAAAAAAAGCCTAGCCTTATACCATGAATGACAACGGGTTTGTCATACTTAAAAGGGCACTCTCCCGAACGGATCTTCTCCAAGCTGACATGTGTTTCAGGGACAAAACCCTCGAATACTCACTGATGAAATTCTTCATCGACGGGGTGATGATGCCCCGCATCAACGACACGTTCGGGTGGGACACGCGATACGTCAAGTTTCGCGTCAGCGACAACAACAACTCGGCCGACGCGAGCACTTTTCACCGGGACGTACTCACACCCGACACAGTCCCGATGTACACATGCTTGACGTACCTCGACCGAACAGTCATGGAGCTGATACCGAGGAGCCACTTGCGCCCACACGCCGACCTCACGAGTGCGCTCCGAGTCTACGGTGAACGCATTCAGGTGACGATCGAGCCGGGTGATATTCTGGTTTTCAACGCATCGGTCTTGCACAGGGGAATCTTCACCGAAGGCTTGTCCCACCGGAGACTCGTCCAGGTGTTTGATGTGTTCCCCGACCCGGCCACATACGCGCGATACGCTCCGACGTTCGTACACGTGCCCGGCGACGAAGCGTACAGTGCGTTGGTGGTCACCTTGAGCAAAATCGAGCCATTCATCTCCTTGCTGAACATGTTCGGGTATTTGAATGCCTTGACCGGGTACGGCCGGACGAACGAACGCTTCTCATCGGAAGGATTGCGTGGCCGCATAGAGATTGAACCGAACACGTGGCAACCCTTGAATCAGTACGTCCTGAACAATCCGACACGAGACATCGACCCGGCGTGTCGAAGGAGACACAAGTTTGAACATTACACACGGCAACACTTGTTAGTCCTCACAGTGATTGTGCTCCTCATTATTCTGGCCGTGGCATGAAATTGAAAATGGAGCGGTCGATAATCACGGCCGTGTCCGTCTCGGTCACGCGCTTGTAGATGCGAGCCTCCTGCGACACGAGGCCGTTATAGACGACCGGTACGACAATCTTATCGATGTCGGCCGAGTTTTCAAACACGTTGTCGAGCCCCATGAGGATGTCCGCCGGGATGAGGTCGCCCGATTCAAACACCATGATATAATCCTTTGTCGCCTTGTCAACCGCGTCACAGATTTCGTCCTGATCGTTCATGATGCGTCGTAGGGCATCGTGGTGCAGGGCATTCTCAGTGACGAACGAGACGGTGTGTTTCGCCGGAAGCCAGAAATCGAGGGTTTCACACGGCGTGGTCGTCGGCGTGACGTCCACGTCCTTCAGGAGATCCTTTCGGACCCACGTACACTCGAGGTGCCGCGGCATCTTCTTCGAACGGTTGATCCAGAAAACGTCGGACCCCTTCGCCTTGATATGGACGAGGTGGAACTCGTGCGCGATTCGCTTTAGGGTTTCGGGAACGGCCATGTGCATGTCGTGCAGTTCGACAATCAGTTGGGTGACGTGCTCCAGGCTACACGTCTTGAGAACGTCCCACTCGGCACCGGCCACATTCAGCTTCAGGATGATTTCCTGGTCAACGAGCCCGAGCCGTTCTACGTGTTGGGCCAGGGTGAACAGCGGACCGCGGTTCTCGGCCGCGATACCCTCCGGTACAAACTTGACATTCGGGCCAACCTCCGGTACGTCCTCGTCGATGGAATGGTCGAACACGTAGCCGGGGATTTCAAAGTGGGCCGATACCTCGTTGACACGCGTAGCCTCCTTTTTGGCGCCAAAGCCGAGAATTGCTTTTGCGCCAAATGAAGCATCCAAGAATCCAGGGGGCGTTTCGACCGGGCACCACATACTATTTGGAGATGGGGTGTCTGTTTTAAGTGCCAGTATTTTTTTCGCCGTCTCAATAAAGGATGGGTTGTGGAGGTCCAGTCGCAGGAGTCATCGGGCTCATACTGCTCATCCTCCTAAGCATCTTTCTCGGCTTGTACTTTACGAACAAGCTATGCCCCCTAGGGTCCAAATATGGCAAAGAGAACAAATGGGGTTACGAATGTCCAGAGGCGCCGGCGCCGGTGGTGACGACGCCGGACGTTGTCGTGCCGGATCTCACGCCACTCGAGACTCTCAAGGCGACCGGTCAGGCGCTTCAGGTGGCCGAGATTGACATTTCGACCTCGCCCCCGGCCTTCACGGCACCGACGGGAATGGTCCCATCGACAGTCACATACACGATGTCGATGGATATCAACATTGCACAGTCGGGGCCTTCTTGGCGTAATATTTTCAATAACGGCGACCCAGATTGGCCGCCAGGCACTACTAGCCGCCGGCCCGCCCTCTTCATCACCGGAAATGACGCAGTTCCGGCAAACCGGCTCCTCGTTTCCCACAGTTCGACTGGTAATGAAGGCAATGGTATAAACACGACCTTTGCTGCAACGTTAGGAACGTTTTTCAATCTGACGTGGGTTGTAAGCGGTGGCAAACTTACGACATATATCAATGGCCAGAAGGATGCGACCGGCGAGGTATCCGGCGCATTCACCTGGGCGACCGCCAACGCATGGAAATGGAATGCATACAAAACTCAATACCCTACAAGGACTGGGAATGTTGCCGGTGGGGTATTCGTCAAGAATGTATACTGGTGGAATAAGGCGCTTACGACTACCGAAATCGACACGCTCACGACAGTCCCGACCACAACCTCAGCATTCATGGCCGAACCCACGACGGGCGTGTCAGCATACACGAAGGAGAGCCACTTATTTTCGGCGGCTTAAGTATGTCGGCCGGCAAAGTAATAGGAGGTGTTGCCACCGCCGTGTTTGCGACCGTGACGGGTGTCTTGGCATGGAAGACCAAACAGGCATCAGTCGATAAAAAATCGAAAAAGTATAAAGGGTACCTTGCCGGAACGATCATATCGAGTATCCTTCTTCTTGTCAGCCTGATATACTTTGTCTATGTGATGATGTCTGGTGGCAGCGAGGCTCCCGTGGAACTGACTATGGCGCAACAGCAGCTCGATGGTGCAACCAAAGCAGCCGCAGAGTCCAATAAATTTGCCGCCGAAGCAAAAATTAAAGCATTGAACGGAAATGTAAAAGGTGCCGCCCAACTCATGGAACAGGCTGGAGCCTTGAGGACCACGGCGGTGGCGAGCGCAGAGGCGGCCGAACTTGCCGGGGCACAGGAGGTGGCGGCAAAGAGGACGGCGGCTGCCAATCAAGGTCAAAGGGCTGCCGAATTACAGGTCAAGGCCAAGGCTGACATGGCGGAGGCGGTAGGGTCAGCCGCTGCGGCAGAGGAGGCGACGGTCGCTGCGGCACAGTTGGCCACCGTTGCGAATGCGTCAAACAAAAGTGCCGTAGCGGCGAAAGTGCTGGTGTCCAAATTAGAGTCTAATGCGGCCGTGGCCAATAAGCGGGGCGAAAAAATCGGACGCGTCGCTGCGGCCGTAGCGGCGGCATGATGGATTAAATCAATATGTATAATTAATGGAGCCAATGAGTTATTGGCCGGTCGAGCTAACACTCGATGTGAGTATACTCTATCTACTTGCAAACTCGAAAAACGTATACGAAATTGCGTTTCTCGTCATTGCATTCGCCACGCACGTCAAGCGCCAGTGGGATGCGAGACAAACTATCAAAGAAGTGTCGAACCGCAAGTCGCCCGCATTCATACTTTCTTTATTGGTCGGAGCACTTGGTATGCTATGGGCGACACGAACAATGGCTTGGCCAATCCCCGTGATTTTAGCCGGTCTGGCCGGTGTGGCTTATTTCTGGTCGATCGAGGCGTTCGTGAAGGATTCCGGGGAGCGATTCACGCTTTTTGATCCCAAAATAGACGTGCCTCAGATGCTCATATCCGGATCCATGGCGTGGATCGCGTTTCGTGCCAAAAATCCGATATCTATTATTTGGCTCGCGGACTTTGTATATCACGTGCTAGAGGCTTGCTAGAAAAGATGCGGGGGTGTTTCGAATGTACCCTCGTGCCGGTACAACAGTGCGGGCACAAAATGTTTTGAAAAAACCCAAATCCCATGGAACTTTAAGACTTAAGTTAACTTTAAGTTTTAAGTTTTATACATCTGGATGGACATCTGAAACATTTTTGGGGTAGCATGGACCCTCGAATTTTGAACGAGGGTACATTCGAAAACACCCTCGTTAGTACATGGCCATCCCCAGAAATGTTTTGGTTTTACTCAAATCCCATGGAACTTTAAGACTTAAGTTAACTTTAAGTTTTAAGTTTTATACATCTGGATGGACATGTGAAACATTTTGAAGATTCCTCCTCGAGGAGCATGGATCCTCAAAATAATAACCGCACGGGTTGGATGTTTGGTTTGGGTCTTTTCGCAGGGGGCGAGTTCCGCCGGAGCCGTGGTGAGTTCCGGGCTGGCGAGTTTGAGTTTGAGTTTGAGTTTGAGTTGGTCAATCCCTCGTTTTTCCTATTTTTACGGGCTTTAATGGCGTTGTTGATATTCGCATGTACATTATGTAACGGGTTACGCTTGGTTGCGCGACCGTCGGGTAGAAAATAACTCGCAAACTCGCGAAGGTTCTTTAATCTGGCCCGCTTCGTCGGTAATAGAATGTCATTCACGTATGATAGGTTCAGGTTTGCATTTTGGAGCGCATTTGCCGCGATCGACTTGTACTGGTTTGCACCGACACCCCGAGCTCTCGTGTTCCTGATAAAGGGGGCCGTATACGAGCCGCTTTCGATGTTGAACCTGATCTTCGTGCCTTTCTTTTCGAGCTCTCCGGCGACAAGAATTACACGCCCGGGTGTGCGAGTCGGCAACATGAAATGCTTCGAACGGAGCTCTAATCGGTTCCGAACCTTTACAAATTGGAGATAGTACTTCTTTTGCGAGTACTCGACCAGATATAGATACGCACCGTCTGGTAGCGCCGTGACTGTTGTGTTTCGGTAGAGACGCTTATGAGAGACGTGATGACGCTCCTGTATTACATACATAGGTGGAAGGCCGCTCGGTAACCCCCTGACGGTACCGGGAACGACCCTTTTGGCCGAATACTTCATTCCATTCATGGCGCTCTTGGGGAACGAATGACCCGCGGGGATCCCAAATATCTTGTGAATGTTCATATGATTTGGAAACATTTTCTGTCACATGTGTGCGACGATAGTGTCAAGCAGCGCATCCGCGATGGGTGCGCCGAGCTCGCGGTACAGCACGAGCAGCAGCGCCTGCGTAGCCTTGATCGCCCACGGCCGCGCCACTGCCATGTGCGTCTCGCGGCTCCACGTGCGCGCCGCCAGCGCCGCCTCTCCCTCGCGCTCGACGTACGATGCGATCATCGCGTCGGACACGCGCGTCGTCGCCGACTCCAGCTTGATATAGAGCCACGGCCACATGAAGTCGGTCGTCGCGTCCTCCAAGTGGTCCTCCAGGAAGTCGCGCGCCATCTGGTTGGCGTACGTGCGCAGCGCCGGCTCGCTGGTCAGGCGCAGCACGAGGCCCAAGTCAAACTCGTGCGTGCCGTCCGTGAAGATGGAAGCAAAGCCCAGGTCCGAGCCGGCCGGCGTGAAGGTGGAGTCGTCGGGCGCGCGCGCCTTGTAGGCAAACTCGGCGGCGAGCTCGCCAAACTCGCGCACGCGTGACGCCTGGTCCACAAACTCCGAGACGTTCTCCAGGGTCAGGTGTGTGATCGTGGAGAGCGGCTGCTTGCACGCGGCGAGCGCGGCCATGCCCTTGTCCATCGCCAGATAGAGCGACCAGAACAGCTTCACGGGCGCCTCTGAGCGAAGGCGGTGGTGTACCGGCACAGCGCGGCCCGGGTCAATGATGGAAGCGTTGATCGCCATGAAGTTGAAGGCGCGTTCGGTCTTGCGCTCCGCGGTGCACCTCGCAGCAACCGCCTTGATGCGCTCCATGTCCCTGCCGTACGAGTAGATGTTGTGCCCGCGGAAGGAGAAGAGCTCCTCGAGCTCGACGCGCGCCACCGGTGAAAGCGCCTTGTGCAGAGCGTTGACGGTGTGCATGCGCATCGCCACCTTGCAATCGTCGCCGCCGCAGATGTACATCTTGTCGGACGGGCGGCGGCGCGTGCCAAGCGCGAGCGGGCCCTTGCAGTTGAAGCAAGCCATGCTGTGTGTGTTTGGTGTTGGGCAGGGGGGCGTGGAATGTGAGGCGACCAGAACCTATTTTTTTGAGAGGCCGTCGGGGCCCATCACCTCGACGAACCATTTACCCGCCGGGCCGCACTTGGTCTTGTCGAGCCGAATGGTCTTGGCGTAGTCGTGGTAGATGTTGCCATTGCTTACGGCCACGACCGATCGGCCGCACGTCTTGTCACCGTGGTTGTAGTGAAAGCACACCTTGCAAAGGGCCGACATGCTCATTTGAGCTTCAAGAGTGGCACGACTTTAAGCGGATGCGCACTGGGATTTAGAATTGCCGGTACAAAAGTGCGGGCACAAAATGTTTTGAAAAAACCCAAATCCCATGGAACTTTAAGACTTAAGTTAACTTTAAGTTTTAAGTTTTGTATAGCTCAGTGGACATGTGAAACATTTTGGGGG